CCATCGGCGGCTGGCATTCCAGCGGCACCCCGAGTGCGGTACACACCGACTCCAAGGGCAGCGCGTACACCGTGGCCTTCGCTCAGACCGGCGACCCCACGACCTCCGGTGGATACATCCGCATTTCGTTCCACTATTTCGCTACGGCACCGGGGGCGATGACCGTCACCAGCACGAACGCCGTGGCAGGAGCGTGGTCGCTTCAGGTGTTGGTGCTCAACGGTGCGGCTGTCACCCAGAACGGCGCGACCGCAGGGGCACAGTTCCTCGACACGACGGTGTTCACCAGGTCCATCACCACCACGGCAGCGCGCTCTCGGGTCTACGGGGCAGTAGACGATTCCAGGTCCACCAACACCCTGACAGCGGCAGCGAATACAACCCTCACCTCTGCGGACTGGACCGAGACCACAGTGGACCTGGTCAGTCAGGTGTTCATCAAGGCGTCGGCGGCTACCGTGACACCGGGGGCGGTCACCCTTGGCGTCAACGATTCGTCGTCCGCCGCGCGTGGCGTCATCGCGCTGTGGGAGGTTCTGGCTGCCTGACTGGGTTTCCTGCGCAAGGAAGACGTAATAGATAGGTGTGAGGAGGTTGAGACTGAAGTGAGTTTTTCGCTAGCACTCGACGGCGACGATTTACAACTCAAGGGATCGGCCCTGGGCATCGTCTATGGTGTCGAGAAGCTCCAGCAGGACGTGTCCATCTGGCTGCGCGAGCGCTATCGCTCCGATCGCTTCCACACCAATTACGGCTCCGTGCTGGATTTCTACATCGGTTCGGTTATGGAGGACGGGACGCGGGCAATGGTGCAGGGTGAGGTACTTCGGGTGCTTCAGAACTATCAGTCTCTTCAGTATCGAATGCTCAAGGAGCATCCCGAACGAATGAGTGCGGACGAGGTCTTGGTCAGCATCGCCGATGTCAGGGTGGCGATCGATTACGACGCCGTGAATGTCAATATCAAGTTCGTCACCGGCTCCAAGCAAATCGGACAGTTGTCCGTGGGTCTCGGGATTTAGGAGAGATTTGTGAGTCGCACACCATCTCGGGTCTCTCAGGACATCAGAGCCACCCTGGCTACCACGCTGCCTGGACTGTCGCTGGAGATCGGCACCCCGGAGCGCAAGCTGGTCGATGCAGCGGCGGAGTCCATCTCCGAGGCTTACCTGGATCAGTACGTCACCGGCACTACGCTTGACCTCGACACCAAGGTCGGATTGGAACTGGAGCAGTTCGTCGGCATCTTTGGCTTCGGGCGGCTTCAGGGGCGACAGGCGACCGGACTCGTACATATGGAATTGTCCGTCGCGGCCACCAACGATATCTACATCCAGACCAGCACTCAGTTCTACGTGCAGAGCGGCGGTATCGGCGCGGGTGTGCCGTTGTTCTTCAGCTCAACGCAGCCTGCCGTCCTGGCACGGAGCACCTACACCGTTGATATCCCGGTGCAGTGCACCGTGGCCGGTTCCATCGGCAACGTGAGCCCCGGCTCCATTTCTTCGATTTCTGCTGAGATCGGCGCTACGTCCGTCACCAACCTTGCCCCGATGACGGGCGGGATCGACATCGAGAGCGACGACCAGCTGCGGCAGCGCTTCAAGAACACCTTCCTGCGCAACATCGCAGGGACGGCGGACTTCTATCGGGCACTGTGTTTGCAGAACCAGAACGTGTCCAGGGTGGCGGTGTACGGCCCGGTGACGCGCTACCGCACGCAGATTGCCGCTCCGTCGACCAACCTCACCCTCCCGGTCAACCAGGATGTGAAGTACGTATGGGAACAGTCACAAACCATCTTCAAGAATCTGGCGCAGCCTGGCGAGACGTTCTTCACGCCGGGCGTGGATTACACCTTCAACGGGGGTTCGACAGCGGTGTTCAACCGGCTCTCCGGTGGTGGCATCACAGCCGGGGACATCATCGACGTGGAGTTCGAGTACACCACCCGTAGCTCTCGCAACGATCCCATGGTGGCCGGGAAGACGAACAAGGTCGACATCTTCGTCAACGGTGCCGATCCCTACAACGTGTCCGAGAAGACGGTCATCTCGGGGACCACCTTCTCCACCGTTGCCACCGATGACCTCTATACCGGGAACTTCGTGCGAGTGGGCACCGCTAACACCCCGCCCAGTTCGGTCAATCGTTTCATGCGGCTGGGAAGCCATCCGATTCTGGCCTTTCCGACCACTCTCGTCGTCAAGGACCCGAACAGTGCGGTGACGACGACCTACACCCAGGGTGTGCATTACTACTGGCTCAAGAGCACGACATTGCTTGCGGGCAGCGAGCGGTCGATAGCCGGTATCGAGTGGTTGCCCACCGGGCCCACGAGTGGGACTCCGACGACGGTGACGTACAGCTACAACCGCATCCCGCAACTTCTCAACGGTCTGCTCAAGGCGAGCAAGCAGATCACTACGGATGTCCTTGTGCACCAAGCGGATTACCGATACATCCGGGTGTACCTCAACGTGCTCTACGACCGCTCTGCCTCCATCGACCAGACCAATCAGAATCTCCAGGCGTCGTTGCGGGCGTTCTTCTCTGCCTACGCTTTCGGTCAGTGGGTGCAGCTCAGTGACATTCTGATGGTGGCGCATCAGGTGATCGGGGTGGACAGTGTGCTATTGACGACGGTGGCCGACAGCGGCACCAACTACGGCGTGAAGGTCTACAACGCCAGTGACGCAGCATCACCGTTGTCCACCAATGCCATCGACTTCAAGCTGAGCGACAATCAGTTACCGATCTTCCTCGATGCTGTGATTACGCGGAAGGCAAACCCATGACGGTGAGCACTGAATTCCCGTTGATGCCACCGCGTTCCACCGAATCGCGCCTGGCACGTTTTACTTTCTTCGGTGGTACGACTCACGTGCGATTCGGCGTATGCAGATTATGCAGCGGCGAGCTTGATCACCGTTTTTCTTTGTTACCCATCGAGTGTTCTCTTCGGTGTATTCGTGGTCTTGAGGGCAATGAGTCTTCAGTGTGTTGTGGTGATTACCGTTGCGTACCTTATCGAGCTGATTGTCACGCTTCGTCCCCCAGTACAGGTTGGGCAAGGTGTTGTTCGCAGGGTCATCGTCTCGATGTAGACCGAACAGGCTGGGTGGGCGTGGCTCTACGAACGCTTCGAGGACGAGGTGGTGGATCAGGGCTCGGTGGTAGCTACCCTTGCGAGATAAGGTCACGGCAAGATGTCCTTGGCCGTTCGATATCACTGGTGAAAGGTACCGACTTCGATATTTTCTCTCGAAAATCGAGCCGCCACGCTCGACAACGACAGTTCTCTCAACAGATCGGCTCCGACCCAAGTCGCTGACTTCATACTCACCTTCGTAGCTCAATATCGGCATCCAGTTCTCCACCTTATAAACCTACTTTGAGGAGGTGATCCAAGTGGCCACATCGACCGAGTTTCCTCTTATGCCTCCCAGAAGTACTGAATCTCGTTTGGCCCATTTTTGACGAAACGGTCTACCGGGCCGACTCGACGACAGTCGTCTACAAGCTCGTCGATGCGCTGTGCGGGGACTCCGGTGCGGGGGACCTCAAGAAGCAGGCCTTTCTTCAACGTCTCAGTCAGACGATGGAGAATATTTATTTTTCGGATCTCGATTACATCTTCGGTGGCATCGGGTTTCTGGAACGCACCACCTCGGAGAGTTACCCCTATGACCCCGCCAACGACATGCTCACGAGTGACCAATGGGACGAAGTTCGCGTCAAGGATGCGTGGTATCGCGCTCGGATTCGTGATTTCTTTATTGCAGCAGGAAAAGGCGGAACGCCTGATGGTATTCGTATGGCCACGATCGCTGCGACCTCGGTGGATTGCGATATCTACGAGGTTTGGCGCTACATGGACAACTTCGGATTGACGGCATCGTTGGGGCGCGCTCCGGTGGCGACTCGTAGTGAGTTCGTGGTGGCCCCGCACAAGAGCAACCTGGGTCAGAAGGAGCTGCGCCTCCTCAAGCAGATGCTCACTAGAATCGCTCCACTGGATTCCATCGTCACGGTCAACACGGCGGGGCTGGCCGTGCACACTCCGGTGGCCATCGCCGCAGCAGCGGCGGACTCCAGCTATTTCGAGGTCCAGAAGATTGTCACAGGCTCTCCGATCCTGGCGGATCTTCCCGCACCCGAAGTGATGGCCATCGACCTGCGGCCCAGCGAGCAGTGGCTTCTGAGCGGCAACCCCACCTTGGCCCCTTATGCAGCGTTCAACATCACTCAGGAGTACGGCTACTACTATCTGGCCAGCGGTGGGGCACGGAGCCCTATCGACTCCGTGCAGTACGGAACTCTCCAGGGCGATGGCAGTGTCAAGAAGGAGCCGAACTACGAGAGCTTTCAGGTCATCGAGCAGTACACCGCGTGGGTGGAGTACGAGAAGGCCGACAGCCCTGACAACTATCCTGGCGGAAAGTTCGGTCTTACGCCCGACGTGGCCCCTGCGGTCAACCCCGACAACTCACCGTATGTATTTCAGTACACTTCTCAGCAGGTCTATGTGGACAAGGTCAAGGACGGGGTCTTGACTCAGGGCGGTCAAGCTGACGACATTCGTTTCAGGCTCCCGATCATTGCGACGTCGACCACCAAGAAATCATTCACTCCCGATCTGGCCGTGGCTTACAACCCTCCGGTCAAGGATTCGACCGTGACCAGTAGCTGGACCAGCGGGCAGTACACCAAGTCTGTCTTCGATGGCCCCAAGGCGTGGACGTTCAACTTCGGGGTGTTCGGCCTGTGACTCTCGGACTGTTTTTCGATTTTCACTTTCCACTCGACCTGGTGACGCTGCTGGGCAACCTGCTCAACTTCAAGAATTTCGATCCCAAGAACCCAGCCACTCCAGTTGATACAAGTACGCGTGAGTGGTACTCCCAGCCTCGTCCGTCGACCGACACCACTACCGAGGTCATCACCGTCACCTTCAAGCTGCCGTTGTCGGTGAGTGAGTTGTCGGCGGATTTTCTACGGAAGTCCTGCCGGGTGGAGATCTGGTACAAGGACCGCTCGAACAACTGGATGCAGATGCGAGATCGCCAACGGGTTCCCTTGGCGCTCAACGTATCCAGCTCAGCAGCTCAGGCCTGGTACAAGTACCGCTCGACTGTCTATCCCATTGTGGCCAAGGCTGTGCAGATTCGTATCACACGTACAGCGGACCCCGATCTTGCGAGTCGTCCTTATTCGCTGGGTATGCGCAACATTCTCATCAAGCGCAACGTCTACGAGCGAAATCAGGGCGTGCAGGCGTTGGAGGACGAGCAAGACGTACTCGGCAACGTCATCACCAAGTACATCAAGGACTGGGATGCTTCCAAGGCGGTCGACTCCGACGCTATTACCTATTGGAAGTGTTCACCTCAGCCTGACCCTGCTGCTGTGGTGGCGCTCTATCTCGATGTGCGGACACCGTCCGGGGTAGCACAGGCCATCGACAAGCTCTATCTCGATCCGGTGCACTCGGGGCAACAGCTGAATCTCTATTACAGCTCCGATGACACCGTGGCCGACCGAAAGCTTTCGCCCATCTCGGTCTATCCCGACATCGACAACAACACCGACTGGCGTGCGGGACGCGGACGGTGGGACATCTCGGGAGTGACGGGACAGAACGCGCTCTACCAGGTCACGGCCAACTGGGGGCCGCAGTTCCAGCAGGCCGTGTGGGTGGGTCTGGAGTGGTTGCCGGACTTCGATCCGCTCAGTGGGCCTTCTCTTACTCCGGTGCTGTTGCAGGTCACTCCGCAAGTGGCCACAGCGGCGTGGGCTCCGCAGATCATCTACGACCCCGGTGCGGGAACGTTCGAGTTGCATTTCGTGCACGCGCCGGACACGACGATCACCTTCATTGCTCCCATGAGCAAGGTGTTCGTCAAGAACGAGCCGGTGCGCATCGTGATCGGGTGGGCCTACAACCCCAAGCGCATCATCATCAAGGTGGTCAACCGGGCGGGAGAGATTCTGGCGACGACCACTGCCAATGCGTCCGCGTTGCCCGATCTCGTGACGTTAGACGGCTCTATCAGCTTCTTGCGGTTCCGGGGCACCTACACCGCGATGGTGATCAAGTTGCAGGACTGGGTGACCGAGGTAGCACCCTTCTTGTCCAACCCCACCACCTACGTAAGCCCCGATCCGGTGTTGCCCGATGCGCAGGGCAACATCCCGACATCCTCACTGGACAACGCCATCTACGCGGCGGACTGGACCCAGCAGTCCGAGGGTGTGGGCGGGGTGGACCACACCGAATACAACTCCAAGGTGTGGACTCCGATCTGGCGGAACTACGTATCGGAGAAGGGCGATATCTTCTTTCCGGCCATGATCATGGCGAAGTACTTGAAACTCGAATTCACCAACCTCACCGAAGAGCCTTACCCCATCTACGAGTCCGGTATTCAGGTCAGCTACAAGGTGTTCCCGATCAGCGTGCAGCAGGTCGCCACGACGGGGCCCAGGCTCTATACCGGCTCTGCGGTGGGTGGTTTGTTCGGGGTGGCAAACCTCAACGGGGTCAAGAGCATCAACTGGTTCGACCCCGGCTCCATCCTCGGGGCGCTGTCCTCGATTCTCAGCCCGCAATACGATCCGGTGTCGGTGTCGGTGGGTCCGGGGTACATCAACAGCACCATGCCCAACCTGTCGGATGGTCCCATCACCAAGAGCCATACGGCGGAGTTGAGCAGCAACACCATCTATCGGCGCACGGTGCTCGATCCGTTCGTATTGGCAGCGGATCAGTACTACACGACGATCAACAGCGACGGGCTCCAGAAGCTCGCGCCCTACACCACTATTCCGTGGCAGGAGATTGCTGCGGCGAACCCCGGTGCCATCGCTACTGCACCAGCTCTGGGCGCGCAGGCGGTGCGTGGAACGGACTGGTGGCTGTTCCCTGGTCAGCAGCTCAAGATTCCAGCTTCGGTGATGTCCAAGCTCACCGACACCTCGACGGTGACAGAACGCAGGGCCACGTTCGAAACGCGCGTGCGTTTCACCACCACGGCGGTGCATCGTTACGAGGTCCGCACACTCAAGCGCGACGCGGCCATCGCTTACTTCGCGGGAGTGCGGGAGGTGATCCCGAGTGTGTCCAGCTACATCTACGGCGTGGACAAGGATCAGTTCGACTTTCCCTTCTACACTCCTGCACAGTGGGTCTTCACCAACATCGCTACTTCGCCTATCGGCTCGGTGACCTATGACGGCACGCCGGACGGGGGGCTGGCCTATGGGTCGATGTACTTCAATTTCCAGACCTACTCGAACTTCGCGAAGGTGGCGCTGGACTTCCGCGACTCCGGTCTGATGCGGTCGGATGCGATGTGGGCTTCTGCGGAGAGCGATACTCTTTCGCCCTACACACACCTGATCCCGTCGAACCTCGAAGGGTCCGCGTGGCTGGACAATTTCGTGGACTGGACCGACATATCCATTCAGTGGGGTGCTCCACGTGGTGTCGTGGCGGTCAATCTCGACGGTGACCGGCGTTACCAGGGTCGTCGTGTGCTGCACTTCTCGCGTGCTCCCGGAGCGGGTGAAGCGGGTCTGTCGTTGGAGCAGCAGACCAACTACATTCCGGGCGCGTTGTTCCGGCTGGGTTGCGTGATCTACAAGCCTTTCGCCAACGCGAACATCATTCTGTTGCGTCTGGTACGTAAGCTCGACGGTGTCGTCATCTATGAGACTCCGGTCGACGTTACGGTGGGGCGCTGGACGGACTTCACCACCGACCTGATCGAGGTCCCGGTCAATCCTTCCCTGGCTGCTCCAGTCCTCACGAAGGGTGCGACCAATACCTCGGGTGGAACCTTTGCGGCGGGAACGTATTACTGGAAGCTCACGGCCATCAACGCCAACGGCGAGACGTTGGGTTCGAACGAGGTTTCGGCCACCCTTGTCCTCAACGGCACGCAGGTTCTCAACTGGACGGCGGTGCCGGGGGCAACGGGTTACAAGCTCTATCGCGGGACGGCGGCGGGTGCGGAGAACAAGCTCACCGCCACCCTGGGAACCGTGACGACCTATACCGCCACTGGAGGCGCGGGAACGACGGCGACAGTGCCGAGTGTGAACACCACCGCAGCAACGGGCATGGACTTCGAGGCCCACCTCGTATTGACAGGCGATTCCGAGGACGATCTGTATGTGTCCGATCTGTATTCGGAGTTGACTCACGTTCGCTACTTCGCCCAGCTGGGTGGAGTGACCGGATTCCTGCACGAGGTAACGGACCTGAGGTTTAAGGCTGGTGCGGCAGTGGTGGCCCCGGTTGCGGTCCAGCAGTGCAATGTCCGGGTGAACATCCTCTCGGACAGGGGATTTTGTTTCGGTGCCTCGATGACGCCGACGTACTTGAAATAGATAGGTCTCGCGGTAGCTATAATTGATCATGAGCAAGTGTGCTGAGGGGTGTACGTGCGGACACCACTCCAGAAGAGATTTCAAGAAGTGTGAGCCAGGGTGTACCTGCGCAAGGCACGAACAGACGGAGGAGCATCGCCGTAAGAATTCCGAAGCGAATAAGGGCCGCAAGATGCCCCCCGAGGCTGTCGCTAGGCGAACAGAGACCAAGAGAGCGCGCGGAGATTTCTCTCCCGAGCGAATGGCGGTAGCGCAAGAAGGGCGGCGGCGCGCGCTTGCTCAAGGTCTGATCACCACAGGGCGCTATGTGGATGGACGGTCACGGCACCCTTCCTATGAGCGTTGGTACAACATGGTTCAGCGTTGCACCAATCCCGAGGATGCGAGTTGGAATCGGTACGGAGCGAGGGGCATCAAGGTCTGTAACGAGTGGCTTGATCCGCTTGTTTTTTATCACTATCTCGATACGGTGCTTGGTCCGTGCCCCGAGAAGTATTCCATTGATCGGATCGACAATGATGGTGATTACGAGCCAGGGAATATCAGATGGGCTACGGCACGTGAGCAGGTATTGAACCGGAGAAATTCACGTACTTGAAGTAATATGTGAAGCGGTCCCAGACGTTTGGACCGACATAAGCTGGGGATCGCGACCTTGGAAAACGTCAGACAGCCCCCGAGGAGTTTCCCGACATCTCGGGGGTTGTTTTACTCCTACGCACGTCGTTTTCGATTGCAAGGTCCGCAACTGGGACGTAGGTTTTCCGGGCGGTTGTCGTGTCGTACTCCGTTGACGTGATCGGCGTGCAGTGTGTCCCAGTCGATAGTGATGCCACACACCCAACAGGAGTGGGGGCCTGGACCGATGGTGTCGTAGAGCACCATTCGGTTCTCGCGTACGGTGCCAGCCGTTGTGGTCATTGGGTGGTTGTATTGCATCGTGAGGATGACGTATCCATCACTGTCGAGGTAGCGACCCACAGCTGGCCTGTTGCCATCCCTGAGTCCTTTTCGACTCTGAGAGAGACGGTCTTTCATCTGTTGAGATTTCGGTTTCCCGAGATGGATTTCGGAAAGTTTAGCTCTGTGATCTTCGCTGAGGGGGACGCCTCGTTTGGCTTCTGATATCTTTTTTCGAGTTTCCTCTGTGATGACTCTCCCTCTGAGAGCCTCAGACTTTCTTCTCTTACTCTCGTCGCTCTGTTGATGGCGACCGCAGGTGCATGTCGGAGAGCACTTAGCCACGGTGATTCCTGAATAGTCCTTGAGCGAAAACGACTTCTGAAGTTCTTGAAAGTGTTTCGTGGGTTCCTTGAGTGGACGCCGAGAGTGCCATTCGTTCTTGATTGATCTTCCAGATACGTTCTTCGACAGAATCCTCGACCACATAGATGTAGCTGGTCAGACCTTCCAGGTAGGAGTCGGCCCTGTCGATCCGGTCGTTTCTTTGCATCAAGGTGTCGTAGTCGTAGGGGCATTCGACATTGATCACGAAGCGTGCGTTCTGGAAATTAAGGCCGGAGGCTCCTGCGTCTGATGACAAAAATACAGTGATTTCGGGGCTTGACTTGAAACTATCTTGAGCGGTTTGGGCATCCTTATCACTCATGCCGGTCCCATAATGAGTGACGTATCGTATACCCCTCTCATGAAAGACCTTGGCAAGTAAAAAAAGACATAGATATGTGTAGTGCGTAAAGACGATGACCTGGTCGCCCTGCTCGCGGATGTCCTCGATTTTGTCGCAGACCATTTCGAATTTGCTGGATGGCGCGTCGATGAGTCTGGGGTAGGTCTGTACGATTCGCTGCGCCACCTCGGACTCCGAATACCGAAGGGCGGCGGGGGTATTGCAGGCGTAGCGGATGCAGTTGTAGTGGGCGACGAACGAGAAGTCGTTTTCGATCTGTGTCGACATCTCGGCGTCGTCAAGGATCAGACTGATGAGCTTACGTTCCTCCGGTGAGTGCTGGACCGGGATCATCAGGGTCTGCATTCCTTTGAAGAACTCGCGAACGCCGGGGTCGGTCTTGCGTACGGCTTGAGTCTTCGCAGAGACGCGATGGCGAACTTCGGTCAGTTCGCTCTTGTTCCAGACGTAGTTGTGCAGAATGACTCCGGGTCGAAGTTGGTAGTCCTCGATGCGGGTGCAGTAGCGTGCCACGAAGTCCTTGCGCGTGCCCAAAGGGTTCTTGCCGAGCAGTTCGAAGATGTTGTGATAGCGCAAGGGCGAGGCTTTGACGATGCTGGCAGACATGGGCCAGACCAGAGACTTCTCGGTGGCGCGCAACAACACGTCAATCGCCTTGCGGGCGCGGGTGGCATCGTTCTCGCCCCGGACGATTTTCTGGACCTCGTCGAAGACGAACAGCACGCGCTTGCCTGTCACCTTGCGCTGGAGTTCCTCGGCGTCGAAGTGCGCCTTCTCGTAGTTGAGCACGAGGCAGGGCGCTTCGCTGTCGTCGTAGCGTCGCTGTCGGCGGGTTTTGGTCCCCTCGATGACCTCGGCCTCCATTCCTGTCAGAGCTGTCACTTGGCGGGACATGTTGATGCGCAGTCGTCGGAGGGTAAAGAACAGGCACAGGTCGATCTCGTCGCGGTTGACGAGCAGCTCTTGCATTCCGGCAGCGGCAGCTACCGATTTCCCCGTTCCTGTACCCCAGTTGAAGAAGAACCCGTTGACCTTCGCGCGCCCACCACGGGCGTCGAATGCGCGTCGTAGTGAGAATTGCTGGAAGGGGTGGAGGCCGTCCGGAAGGATGAGACCGTCCACCTTGAGCGGTTCTGCCCAACGCACGAATTGCTCGATGATGGGTGCGGCGGAGGGCAGTGCGACGACGTTCCAACCTTCGTCCAATAGCTGATTGGTGAGCACGTCGAGCATGAACAGCTCGGACAGTATGCAGTAGGGAGACAGGAAGCGGGAGTGCTCGTGGACGAACTCCTCCAGCAGCTCCGTAGGGAACACCTGGAACAGCAACTCGCCGGGGTAGTCATCGGACCCCTCTACGAGACACACTCGCTCCCCGGCGCGAATCGCGGGAACGATGGCACCTACGTTGTCGATGACACTCGGTAGGCTCATGGAGTTACTATACGGTCGGAAGCGTTAACACTACGGTGTCTGAGGAGGCCCAAAGTGCGGGTCAAGGACGAGCAACAGTGGTCGATGCAGTGTGTAGTCTTCGATCAGGGAGAGACAGGTAAACAGTTCAGAAAATATTTGACCTTCTGGGTGGACACTGCCGAGCGGATCATGGACGAATCTGTGGAGCCGATGACTCCGCATGTGGCGCTCAGCGAGGCGCTGGCGGTCACCGAAGAGAACATCGGCAACATGGATGCAGCGGCATTCCTGGGGCAGATGTTGGCATTTATTATCTCCAACTGGGTGCATGGTGAGGAGCTTGCTCATGCCATGAGCAACATCGAACTCAAGATCGTAGCCGACGCGGTGCAGGACCACACTGCGCAGATGCAGGCGATGGCGGGTGAGTCCGTGGAATCGTCTGCGCCATAAGGACTTTGATCACTATACTTGCGAGTAGCGCTGTGATGACGCGCTACCTGTGCAGTAACCCCAAACCAGGAGGATGCTTCTGATGGCTGGAACCCAAATCGTCAATCGAGACGACCTGCTCGCGTACATTGCGGCGGGTGGCAGCTACACCGACGCACTGTCGCGGGTGCTCGGTGACGAGGATAAAAAAGTAGCTGCCAAGAATAAAAAATCAACAGTTGCCAGTCGTAAGGCGGAGTTGGCCAAGGCCGTCTCCGAGTACGACGTCGAGGTCCTGATGGACCTGCAAGTGAAGATGCAGAATTACGTCGACAGCATCGTTCGGCTGTCGATGGATTCGCCTCGTTCGTTGACCCACCAGGAAGCCCTGGAGTTGATGGTCGAGCATGAGGACTATCGGAAGATCAACGAGTTCTTGGCCGCACGGCGAGAGGCCATTCGTACGCTGGTCTTCGCCAGCATCGACGCGGAGAATGCAGCCAAGGGACTGGACCCCGACAGTCACGGCGGTCAGATTCTGGTGCCCGAGCTGGGCAAGAAGTTTGCCAAGGAGGGTGCAGGGTACAAACCCCCATCCTTGGACGTCAACGCATTGCGCCTGATGCTGGGCCCCGAGGATGCTGCCAAGGTGTTCGAGGAAGAGGTCATCCCAGCGCAGACCGTCCAGGTGCTCAGCGAGGAGAAGCTCATGCAGCTCGCCGCCGAGAAACCTGACGTCATGGAGACCATTCGCGCGGCCCTCATCCCCGGAGCGGTGAAGACTCCGAGGTTCACCGTTCCGGATTACACACTGGGGAGCTAAGGCAATGTCCGGTACTGGGTACAGTCCGGCACTGGAGAAGATCTTGCGAGAGGCGGGCGTCACCGAGGTGGTGTACACCACTGGTGAAATGGCCAAGGTGTTCGGCAAGTCACGCCAGTGGGTGATCGTAACGATGCGCCGTGGCATGTTGTTGAACAAGGACGAACAACCCATTCAGCCTCGTCAGGAAGACGGTCAGTACTTGTGGAGTGCCGAGGACATCAAGTGGATCGCTGTCGCGCGTTACCGTAGACGCAAGATGTCGATGGATGAACTCAAGCGCGTCATACGGAGATTGGTCACCGACACCGGGGCCATCGACCGGAAGTACTTGATCGAAGGGAGCACCGATGAATAGGTGCGTCGTTGTGGACGGCACCAACGTCATGTACAGAAGTTACTTCGCGATGGCCAACAGCAACCTCTCGGCCAACAGCTCGCCTTCCGGTGCATTGTTCGGCACCATCGTTGCTCTGCGCACCTATTTGCGCGAGTTACAGCCCACGCACATGGTGTGGTTCTTCGACAACGGCAAGAGCGCCCTACGGCTGGGAATGCGTGAGGACTACAAGGGACATCGCAAGTACAGCGCCGTTGAGGTCGCTTCGGACCCGGCGACCGATATCCCGCCACAGCTGGAAGCGTTCGAAGACTTTCTTGACACCTTGGGGATCAAGCATTACGACGAGCGCGGAGTGGAAGCCGACGATCTCATCGCTCAGGTTGCGCATCGTTGGGATGCGGAGGGTTGCGAATTGGTCATCGTGTCCGGTGACCACGACATGCTTCAGTTGGTCAATGACCACGTGCTGGTGTTTCGTCCTGGAGAACAGGGCGGGAATGGAGGTAGTAAGGGGCTCAAGAACAGAGTGAACGGCAGGCTGTATCACCGACGCGACGTTGTGGAGAAGTATGGACTGGAACCCGAGCAACTTGCACAGATGTGGGCACTGACCGGAGACGTTGGCGACAACATCATCGGCATTCCCGGTGTCGGACCCAAGACGGCAGCGAAGTGGATTGTCAAACATGGCAGCCTTCAGAAGACGCTCTCTGCGGAGCCGAAGTGCGAGGGCTTCGAGCGTCAGTGCTATGTCAACTGGCAGATGATCAATCTGGATGGATCGGTAGGCAATGTCGCCTTCGACATGAGTGACTGCCAGGTCGTTCCACCCGACCGTGCCGCTCGGTACCGGGCATTGGACTTTCTGAGGGAGTGGGAAATGCGTACGGTTGCCGAAGATTTCGGCTCGGGAGAACCGTGGTGAGTCGAGTGCGAGATAGGCTTCATGGAGCCGCGACCCGTCACGCCGGACGTAGAGGAACACCAATGCCTGAGCAAGTGCCATCGCATTTGGACCTGGAGATGCACGACAATCAGTTGTTTCAGAGGTTTATCGCCAATCGGGTCAGCAAGGAACGCGAGTTCGTCTTTTCCACCTCCTCCAACGACTACACAGGTTTCGTGACAGGGCTGGACAGTACGCATCTGCAATTGACGACGACGGATGGATTGCGGGCGGTGCTGTTGCAACGGCCCAACATCGACGGAATCGAAGAGACCGGTCGCACGCTGGAGGAGTTGGACCCAGAGACTCAAGAGAAGGTCAGGGAGTTCAGTGCCTTGTTCTTTCGCATCGTGGTACGGGAGATGTCGAGAAACAAAATAAGTAGCGGTTGACAAATCTCTCTCCGACCAAAGGGAAGTAAGTGTCTGAGTTGTTGGCGACAAACGATCCCATTGAGCAGCTGATGGGCAAATCGGTCGAGAAAATGGTGGCGGCAGAGCTGGTCACCTATATGAAAACGTATCTGAACGAGCGTTACGAGATCGACCTCCCCGTCGAGGGAATTGTCGAAAGAAAGACTCTGGAGAGCTTTCAGCGACGCTATGGACAGGCGAAGGCCGGTCGCATAGTGCAGTGGGTGATGCTGAGGCGTGGGGGGCGCAAGGACGGGGCGTACATCACTCCATCGGCGTTCTGCCTGGCTATGAAGTGGTGGACCGATCAGGTTTACTTGGAGATACAGCAAGAGCAGCAGCGCGAGGAAAATCGATTACCGGGGCAGGAGGAGATGGATCGCCGGTTCTTCGATATGCGGAGACTCAAGGACATGCTTTGATGAGGCGAAACATCGCTACCTGGTATCTCACCGACGACGAGGCTGCCCGTCTCTATCGCGAACACCCCCAGCTCAAGGCGTCTGCCGACAAGTTCTGTCCCACGTGCAACACGACCGGAAAATATACCTGGAAGGGCGAGGAGCACCGGTGTGACTGCGTCATGCAGCTCCAGCTCCACAAGCATTACCTGGCAGCCGGTATCGGTGTGGCGTATCAGCGATTGTCCTGGGAGGACTTCGAGGGAGACCCTGACCTCAAGGTCGACATCGAGATCTACCTCTCTCGCTATGAGCACTTCATCGGCAAGGGCGTGGGATTGTTGTTGTGGGGTGACTACGGTACTGGCAAGACCTTCGCTGCTACGCTACTGTTGAAGGAGCTAGTAAAACTTGGATACCGTTGCTACTCAACAACATTCGCGTCGATGGTCGAGATGTTCACAGCGGGGTGGAAGTCGGTCGACGACCAGAGATTCTTCCAGCAAAAAATCATGTATTCCGATGTGCTGCTGCTGGACGAACTGGGTCGAAGCATGAAGACCAAGACCAAGTTGGCCGAGTCAACGTTCGACGATGTGCTGCGTAGCAGAACGAATTCCGGACGTCCGACGTTCGTCACCACCAACCAGACGACGGTGGAGTTGAGCGAGGGTTATGGTGGGGCGATCATGTCTCTGCTTTCGGAACGCTCGATCCAGTTCCAGGTCAAGGGGCGCGATTATCGGCCTGAGGCCAATGAGCGAATGATGAGAGAGGTCATGGGCGGGGAGTCCCGTCCAATCTTCTGACCTTCCTTTTCGACCTTGAAAGACAACGAAGGCGCGAGGGTTAGTGAGCTTTGATCTGGAGCTGGCGCTCCTGGGCAAGTTGGTGGACGCGGACTCTGTTCTCGCATGTTGGGACCAGGGTCTCCGCGCCGAGGTCCTGGAAGATCCGTTCCATCAGGAAATATTCTCCTTCGTCATTGAGTATTGGATGAGAGAAGGGATGGCGCTTGCTCCCACGGAACAGGTTGTGCGCTACGAGTTTTCCACCTATGAACCCCAACGCACCGAGGAGTCGTTGACGTGGCTGATCGACAAGCTCAAGACGCGCTACGTCACCAATCGGCTTCAGGAGTTGATGCGTTCGGCAGCCGGAACGTCGGTGGACGATCCGGTGTCTTCGCTGGAGACGCTCTACATCGGTTCCTGGGAGGCCAAGCAAGTCACCGCCCCACGGCACAACCGAGTGAACGTGGCCACGACCATCGACTCTCGGCGTCGGCGGTATTCCGAACGGCAGCAACAACAATCGTTGTCCGGTGCCCCCTTGGGCCTGGCCGAGGTCGACGAGCACACCAACGGCACGTTGCCAGGAGAGCTGGCGGTGGTGGCGGGCTACGCCAAGACGGGTAAGAGTTTCACTCTGGTCAACGCTGCGGTGCAGGCGCGCAAGGCGGGCTATACACCGTGTCTGTTCACGCTGGAGCAGGCCATTCCCGAGTTCGAGGACCGCATCGACTGCCTGGCTTCGGGTGTGGGCTACGGGAAGATGCAGCGCGGAGAGCTGACGATGACCGAGGTGCGGCGGTTGCACACCACCCAGGAGGAAATGGCGGCGTTCGGCCCGTTGCATCTGGAGCGACCAGGGCGTGGAGAACGCAGCGTAGTCAACTTGGTCAATCGGGCACGTCAGATCGGATCGGATTACCTCATCATCGACCAGCTGTCGTGGCTGGAAACGGCGGGACGGTATCGGGAGCGCCGCGACGAGTATCGCGAGTTGATATACGACCTCAAGGAAGAAATATCTCGTGCCAGTTCGGGAGAGTTGCCTTGCCTCATGGCAGTGCAATACAACCGTCAGGCCGTCAGCACGCGTGGGGAACGTGGTGGGCTGCACAACATTGCCAACGCTGCCGACATCGAGCAGGCGGTGGATATCGCCTACGGGCTGTGGCGCAACCGAGAGACCAGGGCGAACAACTCCATGGTTCTTGATGTGTTGGGTTCGCGGCGAAGTGATGTCCAGAGTTGGATGCTCGGCTGGGTGTTGGATCAGGAGAGCAGGATCTTCGTGCGCGAGGTCTTCACCGAGGATGGTGTGGCATGAAGGGTCTGAGTGCGCTGGCCAAGCGTGAGGCTACTCGCGAGCTGTACGCGGAGTACCTGCGCCGTATCGACGCGGAATCCGTGTTGGATCATTACGGCGCTGAGCACGTATCGCGGCGAGGTGACGAGATCATTCATTCTTGCTTGATCGACCGAGTGGAGACCCACCATAATCACGGCGACAGCAATCCCAGCGCGAGCCTCAACATCGAGAAGAAGCTCTACTCCTGCTACAGCTACGGGGGCGGTGATCTGTTCTGGCTGATCATGAAGATGGAGGGCAAAGAGGACTTCACCGATATCGTCTCGATGCTGGGACCGTTCCTCACCGGGCTGACCGAGACGGCAGGCGATTTTCTTGCGGAGCTGGACCGTTACTTCCGCTCCGAGCAGGCAGTGCCCGCTTATCCGGTGTACCACGAGCGCGTGCTGCGCAACTGGGCGCTCTATCACCCGTATCTGCGCAGTCGGGGGATCACCAAGGAGGCGGCAGCGCGACTCCAGCTCGGTTACGACGAACGCACCGCGCGGATCACGATTCCGCACTGGGTCGGCGGACGTCTGGTGGGCTGGCAGCGCAGGGCGCTCAACGATTCCCGGTGGCCCCAGACCGAGGTCGAGGTGGATCGTGACGGCAGACAGCTGGACGGGGGCAGGATTCCCAAGTACAAGAACAGTTCTGGGTTTCCCAAGGACACCACGCTCTACAACCTGGACTGCGTCCTCGATCGGGGTTGCGTCGACGTCATAGTTGTCGAGTCACCCATGTCTGTGGTCAAGGCAGAGTCTCTGGGCTACGACAACGTGGTGGCTACGTTCGGTTCCAAGGTGGGTGAGGAACAGCTCAAGGCGCTTCGGGGCTTTCGTGCTGTGACGGTGTACTTCGATTCCGACGTCGCGGGCCGTTATGGATCGCTCAAGCTCATCCGTGGCCTCTATCGGCATACGGCGGTGTTCCACGTGGAACCCGAGGTGGGTCGTGACCTCGCGGACTACGACACGCGCGAGCAGGCGGATCGCATACTGAACACGAGAGACCCAGCGGTGCTCGCATTGATCGGATTGGAGAGAGACTATGCCCGATAGCGCATCCATCGTTCCGGAGGGCGAGACACCCCCGGAGCCCCCGGAGCTTCAGTACTATCAGCCACCCGAGGAGTCTCCGATGGTGACCAAGATGCGGGCGGAGTCCGAGGCCCAGCTCGCCGAGTTCGAGAAACTGCTCGCAGACAACGTGGGCAAGGCCGATGCCAAGTCGGCGCTCATGGCCGACAAGGGTGTTCCCGAGGAGAAGCGCTCAATCTGATGCCGGAGCTGATATTCGACGAGGGCGTGGGGTTCCCGTCCTGTAATCGGGAGCTGGATGTGGTCCCGGTCAACACGAACGACGCCAACGGCTTCTACGAATATCTGGACCTGCCACCCTGGGCCACGTCGCGCGAGATCAGGACTCGCTGTCGGTGGCTGCTGCGCAAGTACCACCCGGACGGTCGCTCACCCAACCAGGAGAGGTTTCGGCGCGTGGTGGAGATTTATCGTGTCCTGAGTGATGCGTACCAGAAGTCGCTCTACGACCACACGCCCCCGGACAGTTTGTTCCTCGACGATTACGAGGTGATGGAGCAACTCCGGGAAAAAGCGGACACTTTCGAGGCGCTCAAGAACCTCACCACGTCGTTGCCCAAGACGCACTGGTCCTATCACGTCTACGGGCCCGCTGTGGCCCCGAAAGACGACAGGGCGCTGGCACAGTCGTGGTACGACGCGCTCGTGCCAGCTGCGTACGTACGGGGCTACAGAGGCACCATCCAGCTCGTTCTCAGTGACCTGCTCAGGACGTTCTTCGAGGAAGGAGGTTTGGTGTCGGTTCCTCGCGTTCCGCCTGATTGGATGGCGGTCGAGAGGTTGCTGAACGGGTGCCGTTTTCTGTCGCATCCGGCTGTTATGTTCACTTCGAGCGAGAGCTTCGCTCACACATCGCACGGCTGACAAGGGCCACGCAATTCAATTGAGAGAGTGAGAAGTCCATGGGCGTAGGAATGGGTGCTGTCGAGAAGGCAGTCGAACGCAGCAAGCTGAGGAGCGGCGGTTCGGGAGAGTTTCTCCCCGGTATTTTCTGGGCGGACGACAAGGGCAAGGAGAACGTCAACTACCGCAAGGTGCTTCGGTTCCTGACCGATGACGTCATCACGTGCAAGATCTATGAGTTCGTCAAGGGCGGTCCCGAGAACAAGGGCCGTGATTTCTATGCTCCGCAGAGCATCGTCGAGGAGATCGACAACCCAGACGGCACGGTGACGACGAGGCCGTTGTGGGAGGAGCTGGCCAACGAGAAAGATTATTTCTTGGAGAACAACATCTGGCTTCCGGACTTCAAACAGAAATTGGTCGCGCCGGGCAAGTATGCCAAGGAGAAGACCACAGGTTTGGCGGTGCTGCGTGAGGAGATCAAGGAGAGCATCAACGGTAAGCGTCTCTCGACGGTGCATGATCTCGTGGTGGAGCGCGAGTGGAAGGACGGCGACGACAAGGTGCAGAAGGAGTCGGGGCTGTTCTTCGGCATCGTCAAGCAGGGCCACAAGAATTTCTGGTCCACGCTGGTGGGGTATTACAACCGCTACGGCACCATCATCGACCGTGACTACGAGATCATTCGCAACGGCAACGGGACCGATACCCAGTATGTGATCCTGCCGATGGACCCCGATCCGGCGTTCATTCCGGCTGACGACGAGAAGCACGAAGACGGCACTCCGGTCACCACTGCGGACAAGATCGCGGAGCGCTACTACGGGGAGGGCGAGGGCAAGCTCTCCATCACGCTCAAGGACTACATCGTCCCGAAGGCGCGGTACGCGGCGGCGGAAGAGTGGGTGAAGGGCAAGGGTTCGCCACCGCAGACCGAACCCACCGACCATGGGCAGAGTGTCGTGGAGCCGGATGGCAATTCCGATGCAGGAGAACGGATTCGGCAACCCGCATCCTCTGCTGGCAAGTCGCTCAAGGAGCAATTAGAAAGCTACGCCAAGACGTCCTGAGCGTCTTAAGCTGGACGAGCAGGCGAGGCATTGGGTCCCGTTGAACCCCTGGGGACGCCTCGCCTGCTTTCTCCGACCGACTACTCGTAGGCAGCTGTGACCAGCGGGACTAAGGGTTTTTGATGGAAGAACTTTGGGCAGAGGTGCCTGATCAGCCTGGACGTTATTGGGCTTCAAGTCTTGGGCAAGTCAGGTCTCGGCGAGGAATTTTGAAGGTCATACCGCGAGGTAAAGCCGGTCGCCCTGCGGTGAACATCGGAGGTCGTAAGAGGTACGTCCATATCCTGGTCCTCGAAGCCTTTGTCGGACTTAGGCCGGAGGGATTGCAAGGTCTTCATCATGACGACGATCCGCAGAATAATAATATTGAAAATCTGCGGTGGGGGACTCCATCGGAGAATGGTCTCGATGCTTCGAGAAACGGAAGACTGCCACACGCACTGAGGACGCATTGCCCGCAGAGACATCGTCTCGAATCTCCCAACCTCATGCCGTCTCACCCTGGTAGGTCTTGTTTGTCTTGTAATCGTGCTCGCGGCTATGTCACTAAGCATCCGGGAGTGGACTGGAGAACTGAGTCTCATCGTTATTATCGTCAGTTAGGGATGGCAGCATGACGTCGGATTATGTAGCGCTCCACCAGCATGGCCAGACGTCTTTCCTCGACGGCGAGGCGTCGATCGAGTCCATCGCCAGAGGTGCGGCAGAGCGTGGTCAGACGGCTACTGCTCTCACCGATCATCAGGAAGTGGCGGGGCATCTTGCGCTTCAGAAGGCGTGCAAAAAGCACGGCATCCGGCCCATTTTTGGAATGGAGGGCTATCTCTCCGATGTGAATGCGGTGGAGTCCAAGGCCCGCAAGTACAAGGTGCCTGACTACAGCCACGTCACGTTGCTCGCGCAGAACGACGTGGGGTTGCGCAACTTGTGGAGTTGGGCCTCTGTTGCTTCGACGCAGAACTTCTACTATCGCGCGCTGATGGACTGGGAGACGCTCAAGCCCTACACCGAGGGCATCTACGTCAGCGACGGATGCATGTTGAGCTGGATCGCGAAGTCGATTATTGCCGGAGACGAGTCGCGGACTCACGAGCTGATGGCGCGTTATCTGGGAGCCTTCGGCGACAACTTCTACATGGAGCTGCACACCTGGCAGTTCGTGGACCCGCAGACCGAGGAGCATTGCACGCTCAACAAGGACATGGCGCTGGTCAACCAGGTCAAGGTCGAGTTGGCACAGCAGTACAGCGTCCCGCTCGTCGTGGTGAACGACAACCATTACGTCAATCGCGAGGATTGGGTGCGTCACAACCTCGTCTGGGCCATGAACACGTCCGACGAGGCGGACAAGACGGGGAGTGGCGAGTGTGCGGCGTGGCTCATGGTGGACGACGAACTCGTGCACTGGATGGGCAAGCACGGCGTGTCCGAAGCCGTCACTCGGGAAGCCATTCGCAACACGAAGATGATTTCGGACAACTGTGACATCGAAATCACCGCTGAGCCCAAGATGCCTCGTCTCACTGGGTCGGACTTGGAGGACTTGCACTTGTTCGCCGACCAGGTCGAGAAGGGGTTCGAGCGCAAGATCGTGCAGGGTGGGCGTGACGTGGAGTTGTATCGGGAGCGCATGGAGGAGGAGGCCCGCATGATTGCCCGCAAGGGGTACGCGGGCTATTTCAACGTCGTGACGGACTTCACGTCTCATGCTCGCGACGACCTGGGCATTTTTATGGGACCGGGGCGTGGTAGTGCTGGAGGGTCCTTGTGTGCCTGGCTGCTTGGCATCACCCGCATGGACCCGCTCAAGTACGACCTGTTGTTCGAGCGCTTCATTTCCGAGGACCGCGAGGACTATCCCGACATCGACGTGGACTTCCAGAAATCGCGGATTGGAGAAATAAAAAAGTACACGGCAGACAAGTACGGGGCGGATCACGTCTGCGGCATCGGTACGTTCACGCGCTCTCAGCCCAAGGCCATCCTCAAGGATCTAGGGCGCGCGATGGGCGTCTCGTTCGCTGATTCCAATTCCATTTCCAAGGCGGTCGGCGTACTGCCGGAGGGGATGGATTGGACCGGGATGCTGGTATGGCGCAACGACACACTCGAACCTTGGATTCGCAAGTATCCGGAGCTGTTCAAGCGTGCCGAAGAGATGGTGGGCATGGTGCGGCAGTCCTCCGTGCACGCCTCGGGCTGGGTGATCAGCCCGATTCCGTTGCTGGGCAACATCCCGCTCCGCAAGAAGAACAATGCGGTGGTGACGGCGTTCGAACAGGGTGAAGTCGAGGAGATGGGCTTCATCAAGATGGACTTTCTCGCCCTGCGACATATGGACACGATCCAGTTCGCGCTCGACCTCGTCAGGGAACGCCACGGTATCGAAATCGACTTGGACGAGTTCGGTGATGGGGAGTTCTGCGATCCGGCCATCTGGGAGGCGGTGGGCAAGGGAGATTGCCTGGGGCTGTTCCAGCTCGATGCGGATTTGATGCAGAGCACGGCCAAGCGGCTCAAGCCGCAGAGCGAGCGTGAGGTGGCGGAGCTGCTCGCCATCAACCGTCCGGGCGTGATCGGTGCGGGGTTGCTGACGCCCTACATCGAGCGCAAGCACAGGCGTGAGGAGGTGTTGTTCGACCATCCGATGGTCGAGGCGATCCTGAACGAGACCTACGGCATCATGATCTACCAAGAGCAGATGATGAAGATGGCGCGACTGGCGGCGGGGTTCTCGCCTACCCGCACCGAGTATCTGCGCAAGGTCGTGGGCAAGAAGCTGATCGACAAAATTCCTGCGCTCAAGGACGAGTTCTATGCGGGGTGCAAGGCCAATGCGGCGTTCCTGGAGCAGTGCAATGGCAATCCCGACAAGACGATTGCCAAGCTGTGGATGGGCATCGAGGCGTCGGGCTCCTATCTGTTCAACAAGAGCCACTCCGTGGGTTATGCGCTGGTGGCGAGCTGGGAAGCGTGGCTCAAGACCTACTACTATCCGGAGTTTGTGACCGCGTGCCTCATGACGGTGGATGACGACGAGATGCCTCGTTACGTCCGTCACGCCCGCACGCACGATCTGCGTATCCTGCCTCCGGACATCAACGTGTCCAAGAGATCCTTCACGCTCACGAACGAAGGTGTGCGTTACGGATTGACGTCCGTGCGGAATGTAGGTGCGGTGGCCTACAACGACATTCTTCGATGTCGTCCGTTCTCGTCACTGGAGGAGCTGCTGGACAAGGTGACGCGAGCCAAGGTGAACAAGCGTGTCGTGCTCAACCTGATCAGGTTGGGGGCCTTCGACACCATGCATCCCGAGGACACGAGAGCAGAGCTGGAGGAGTTCTACTACGGCGCGATGAAGACGCCCAAGGCAGCGAGAGAGAAGATTCCCGACTACAGCGACATGCTGGCTATGTATCGCCTGGAGAAGGAACTGGTCGGGAGTTTCATTCTGCACGATCCGATGCAGCAGTACGAACACATTGTGGAGCGCACGTGTCTGTCCGATCCCGAGCAGATAGACGATATGGAGTCCGGAGCACTGTGCATGATCGGCGGGATGGTGTCGAAGATAAAAAAGCACACCACCAGAGGCGGCGACGCGATGGCGTTCATCTCGTTGACGTTCCACGAACGAGACTTCGACGCCGTGGTGTTCCCCGATGCGTATCGGGCGTATCGCAGCTTTCTCAAGATCGACGCACCTGTCGTGGTGCGGGCGATCAAGACCAACAAAGGCGGGGTGCAAGTCACCGCCCTCGAAAGACTTGATTTTTTAACTTTAGAAGACAGGCATTGAGATGGGGCGACCGAAAGGCTCTAGACAATCTCCCGAAACGCGAGCAAAAATTTCTGCCGGTCTTCGAAACAGGCCGGTCTCAGAAGCCACGCGACGCAAGTTGTCGGAGTCCAATACAGGTAAATCCCATACGGTCGAAGCGCGAGACAAGATGTCGGAGTACTGGTCCGGGCGACCTCGTAACCCCGAGACTGTCGCAAAGCAGACCGCGACTAGAGTTGCGAACTTGAGGGCAAGAGACCCGTCATCGTTCATTATTTTTCAAGGCTATCGAGTGCTCACTGCGCAATACGGGCATCCGTTAGCTGGCTCCAACGGTCAACTTCGTGAGCATCGTAAGGTTCTTTTTGACGCGATCGGAGTAGGCCCTCACGAATGTCATTGGAATCAATGGTCTGCCTGTGGGCAGCTCAGTCTTGAGTGGGATACCGGGACGCTGTGTGCCGACCACCTGAATGAAGACAAACTTGACAATCGACCAGAAAATTTGGTGCCAAGTTGCTGTATCTGCAATCTCAATCGCACGAGATCGTCTTGGTGGACTGAATATATTAATTTTCCGACCAACTGAAAGGCGATCATGGGTGTCTCGACAGCAGACAAGATCCTGGCAGACATAAACAAAGAATTCGGGGAGGGCTCCGCTACCTACGCCAGGGATATGGCTCCCATCGAGGTGTGTTCTTCAGGCTCGCTGTCGTTGGATTTCGCCATCGGTATCGGCGGGGTGCCCAAGAACCGGGTGATGGAACTGGTGGGTGAGGAGGGCTCGGGCAAGACGTCTGTCGCTCTGCTCATTGCGCGTCAATTCATCGACGACCAGCCGGGACGCTTGGTCATCGTGCTGGACATCGAACACAAGCTCACGCCCGATTGGGTGGAGGCGTTGATCGGCAGCGCGCGGATGGAGAAGCTGCTCGTGCTCAGCCCGGACACCATCGAGCAAGCGACGGACATGTATCGCAAGACCGTAGGCACGGGCAAGGTGAGCCTGGTCATCCTGGACAGCATCGGCGGGGCCCCGACGTCTCAGGTGATGGACGAGGATCGCAGCGCGGAGAAGAAGGAGATGGCGGGCAACGCAGCGGGCGTTACCAAGTTCGCTCGTTTTGCTTCCACGTTCTCGGCCAAGTACTCCTGCTTGACCATTGGTATCAATCAGGTGCGAGACGACATGGGTGGCTATCACAGGCTGGTCACACCGGGTGGGCGGGGTTGGAAGCACGCCTGTGTGTTGCGCATCCAGCTCAAGCGGGGTCAGGAGAAGTACTTCGAGAAGATCAACGGCGAGAACGTGCAGGTCGGTTACGACGTGATTGCGCGCTGCTTCAAGAACCACCTGGCGACTCAGGGGCGGATCGCGCAGTGGCGGTTCTTCAACCAGCCGTGCAAGCTGGCTCCGCTGGGCGTGGACACCACCGAGGAGTGCATCCGGCTGGCAAAGATGGTCGGTGTCGTGACGCAGGCGGGTGCCTACTATCGCCACGACGGCTTTCCGGGTGGGCAGGTGATGGGGCAGGCCAAGATGCTCGACCTCATCATGAGCGACGACGCGCTGCGAGCACAGCTGGTGTCCGAGGTGCTGGCAGAACTCAAGGCCGACCCCGCCAAGTTGTCCGAGGTGGCTCCGGTGACCGATATCGACGAGGTGCTCGACGACGAACCCAAGGGCTTCATCAAGGGTCAGGACGACTGATGCCCAATGATGATTGGGAGCAGCACGAGGCGGACGTTCAGAAATTGCTAGGTCTGGACAGCACAATTGCGAGCGGATCGCAGTGGCACGACCCCGGAGACGGCACGACGCGCAATCAGTACGACTCCAATCCATTTCGCATCATGATGGATGCGAAATGCACTGTGTCCAAGTCGTTCTCGATGAAGCGAGACTTCCTGGCGGTGTGGATGAACAAGGCCGAGATGTTGGGCAAGCGATTCATTCTGCCGATCCGGTTCGTGCGGAAGCCAGGAGTGCACGAGGACTATGTGTTGCTGGAACTGAACGACTTCGCGGAGCTGTTGATGCTCGCACAAAAAGGAGCCGAGAGGTGACCGTTGAGGAGGCTCGCCGGGAACTGGAACGACTACGAGGAGAAGGCACGAGGTGTCCCTGCTGCGATCAGTTCGTCAAGGTTTATCGGCGGAAGATTAATTCGACTATGGCGCGAGCCTTGATCTTGCTCTACCGCGAAGGCGGCTGGGTGCACGTTTCCTCGAAGCTGGACAGTGGTTCCGAGCTGTCGAAGACTCGCTTCTGGTTCTTGGTCGAAGAGCGCGAAGATGCTCACTCGGGGTGGTGGCGACTGACTTCATTAGGTCGAGAGTTCGTCCTAGGCCAGACCGATCTGCCCAAATACGCCGAGATCTACAACAATCAACTGCTCTGCCTCGACTTCTCCGAGTCGATCACTATTCGGGACGCACTCGGAACCAGGTTCAACTATCGAGACCTGATGGAGGGCCGATGACCGGAAGTATGGGTGGCATATTCAAACGCCTGGCGGAGCGTCAGCTCGTGGCCCCGTACCTGGAGAATGCCTTCGCTGCGGACACGTGGCCCGAGACCTACACCGTCGTGGTGGACAGCTCGCCCTACTACGGATTGATCGACACCGAGGGCAACACCCACGAGGTGGGCGCGGGTGACGGCTACTTCCATCCCTCCACGCATCCGCTCATGCCAGCGCGTGAGTTGTATTACAGATTCCATCCCGCCCATGCGAACAAGGTGATGCCCGAGCGCCGCACGTTCTCCAATCACATGACGTTGGCAGTGGCGTCGGCGTTGCACGCTACCGTGCAGCAACAGCTCGACATGGCGGGCATTCTCAAGTCCGGGAGCTATGAGTGGGAGGACGTACGCGAGGGCGTACGTGGGCGTTACGTCAGGCGGAACAAGGGTGAGTGGGAGTACATCAACGAGCTGCGCAAGTGCCGTGGGCGTGCGGATGGCATCTTGAATCACCCTGCTGAAGGCGAGATGTTATTTGAATTCAAGACGATGAACAGCAGGTCGTACAAATACCAGGACACAGCTCAAGAGTCCTGGGAGATTCAGGTCAACCTCGCGATGGATCACTACGGCGTGGATGAGGGCGTGATCCTGCTGTTGGAGCTGGGTTGGCCTTGGGACATGCGCGAGTTCCGGGTGTCGCGTAGGCAGGCCATTTTGGAGCCTGTCTACGAGAAGTGGGAATACGTCCTGGAGTGCATCAAACGTGACACTCCACCACCGTGCGTGCACGCGCTGGCTTCGGGAGCGGCAGCATCGTGTCCGGTGTCGCATCTATGTTGGAAACAGGAGAGCTGATGAGCTGGGTGGGTGACAAGGCGGCGGAGGTAGCCGAAGCACTACGTGCGGAGCACATGGCCCAGATCGAGTCCGGCGCAGTCGTTTTGGACAAGAACGATGCTCATAACGTGATGATGACGGAGAAGAAAGGGATCTTCTCACGTGTCGAGTTCAAGTGGCGCGATTCCGACAAGCTCATGCTCGAACAGATTCGCGCAGCGGCCAACAGTGCATTCGTGGAGTTGTTCGACGATGCCATCACCCTGCTCGACAACCTCTATGCGGAGTTGCGTGTCCCCGCCACCAACGAGCACGGCGTCGTGCGGCGAGACGACAAGGGGCGGACGGTGTGGGAGCTGGATGCGAGGACCAATCAGCCTTTGGAACGCTGGGAACAGCTGACCGGACAGGACATCGAACAGTGCCTTTTCGATCTCACTCGGCTGAGATTCACAGCTGTTCCTCAGGTGAACGAGCTGTTATTGGAGGCTATGTTTGCCAAGAGGATCTCGGCAGACAGCTACGATGACCATTACATGGCAATGATCGACGGAACTATTCAGGACAAGTCGTCCAGGGCCAGTAGAAACAGCAGGCAAGACACGTACCACGCCTTTTTTCGGTACTGGTTATGGAGCCAAGGAGATGTGTTCCTCAGGGAGTTGTCTAATTTCCAGCGAGTCCTTGAGCGTGTGAGGGACTGGGAGGTGAGGGGCTCCTGGAACAAATAAAAGTGAGGCGCGATGAGTCGCAAGCTATCCGACGATCCCGAGAAGCGTCGACTCCAGATCTTCCGTTCCATCTACATCAACTTCTACAAGTGGGAAGCTCTCGTCGAGAGTCAGAACGTCCAGTTCCTCAATATCGACGGCGAGGAAGTTTATTTCTATGACCTACTGACCGGGCTGGAATCCCTACCACCCCGCCAACGTCAGGCCTTCGAGCTGCACCTGTTGTTCGGCATGACCGAGAAGGAAGCGGCCTCGAAGATGGGGTTCGTCAAGTGGGTGACGTTGGTGGGTCAGTACTCCACAGCAGCGCTCAAGCGCATGGTCGCCAGTTATGATTCGGTCAACCATAATTTTGTAGTCGAACCCGACGATCTCCTTGAAAGCGACGACCTCTGTGAGGGGGTGGTCTGACTGTTAGCATCGGGGATTGTGGAGACCGAAGGGGATATTCCACCGCAGTGCAGGCTAGGTAACGCCAAGGCAGGCGTGGATTACACCCTCGAAGAGCGCGCCGATGCTCTGCTGGCCCAGAGCAGGCGAGAACATCCTCGTTCTCAGGACGAAGACCCTTACGAGGTGCTCTCACCTGGACAGATGGATCGCAGGCGCTCTCGCGAGATATACAACAAGAACGGGTTCCCCGAACCGCACCTCTTCGCCGGACTCTATCGTCGTGCGCACAACCCCAAGATGTTCGATCGTCCACCACGTGGAACCGAGCTGACCGAAGATGATAATGCGAACTGGGACCCGAATGGAGGGTGGGGAGCACCGTGACGGACAACCTCAGCAAGAGCGAATTGAACAGGATGCGTCGTGAGGCAGCGGCCACGCAGCGCGTGGACAAGGTGGTCATCGAAACCTTGGCGGAGCTGGACGACGAGCACCGGCTCTACATCTTCCGTCCCGAGGCTCAGTGCAAGGTGTGCAACTCCCAGGCGTTCGGCACTGTCAACCTCATGCTCGCTCATGCCATGACCTACGCAGACATCCTGCGAGCGTTGGTGCCGGTCAACGATGCGCTACCGGAGGATCAGAGGATTGTCTATGCCTCCATCCGCACTCATGCCAAACGGCACTTTCCGATCCAGGGCGCAGCTCAGGCCGTCTATCGGCGCATGGTCGAGAAGCGTGCGGAGGAGTACGGGCTGGACTTCGTTCGTGGTGTCGGCGGTGCGCTCACTCCGCTGGCCTACGTCGACGTGGTCATGCGCAAGGGCTTCGAGACACTGGTCAAGAACGAAACGACGGTCGATGTCGAAACCGGCATGAGGGCAGCAGTGCGCTTGCGCGAGATGACGAAGGACAACGAGGAGTCGGGTGATATCGCCTCGCTCATGCTTCAGATGAACAAGGTCGTCGAGGCGGTCAAGTCCACCGTCCCCGAGGAGATGTGGCCGGTGATTCTCGCCAAGATCGAAGGCGACGACAACATCATCGACGCCGAGACGGTCGAGGAAGATCCCAACATCGTGGACATCGTGGCGGGTTACGACCCCGGCGATCCGGACTTCGTGGACGACGACCCAGAAGGCGAAAACGACAGTGAGCACTACTAGCGCCACGGCACTACCGGCTACATCGGTGGACATGGCTGGTCTGGGCATCGTGACGTCCACGGCCATCGGTGTCACCGACGAGCCCGGACGTGGGGTGGCGTACACCCCCGCGACCTTGGCGGCGGGAAAGCTGGTGCATTGTCATTGCACGAGCGACAACGTGTTTCTCTGCGCGTACTCGCTGATCTGGAATGCGGCGACAGCAGACCCGCTCATCCCTGGTGCGTTCACTGCGAAGACCGCTCTGGCTCGTTCGATCTTCTGGTGGGTAGGAACGGACTCCGGTAAGTCGGTGCCTGCCGTGGATCGAGCCGGTACTCCGGGTTACCTGTATTCCAACGCATCCCCTGCCCTGGTGGACGGCACCTCCAACGGCGGGATGGTCTACTACCTTGTCATCATCAACCTGGTCCCGGCATTGCTGTCCTATTCGGTGGACAAGGGCACCGTGGATTTCGTCGCCTCGAACTGGGTGGTCAACTCCGTGCCCCTGGACGTCAACGGCACACCACTGGAGCAGGTGATCTGGAACAAGGGCGTGCACTCCTACGGTGCACATCTCTTCGTCGTGGGTGAACGACCCTCCGATCATGCGCTCTACATGTGCAAGAAGAATTTGCTCTCGGGGTGGACCTACTACCTCGGAAGCAAGGGGTGGAGCAGTGACCCCGCCACGCTGTCTCCGTTGCTGGATAACAACGGGGCAGTGCTGACGTCGTTGGGCCCCGTCTCCGTGTCCACGTTCCAGGACACCTGGTATCTGTCTGCCACCGCCAAGCCTGCCGCGAACACCATTGCCTCGTTCTATCGCGCACGGCATCCGTTGCTGGGGTGGACGAAGATGACGCAGACCGTGGATTTGGGCACCGTCACCGCTGCGGCGAGCGCGGGCGTGTTCTTCCAGCAGGCGGTGGCTGCCTCTGCTGCGCTGGTGGGATTGGCCGATCTCGACACGGTGGTGGGCATTCCGTACACCTACACCATCGAGTCCGCCACAGCGTTGCGTACCTACTGGAATGCGCTGCCTGTGCCCCGGATTCGAGTGTAGAAATGCCGCGCAAAAGGTCCTAAATAAAAATATTTCGGGTAAAATTAACACAGTAAGAGAGCGCGAAGGCGCTCGACATTCTTTCCCACGATCAAGGGAGTATTCCTGTGTCCGACATCATGACCGTAAGCCAGATCGCGGGTCTCGTGGAGCGCGACGAACAGCGGTTGCACACCACGCTCGGCGACATCACTGTGGCGGACAACGGCCAGAAGATCACTATCAAGACGTTGATGGACGATGTCGAGCGTGAGTTCGAGTTCGACGAAGTGGTGGAGCGCAGCTTCTCCAAGTTCCTCGATGTCAACCCGACGTACATGAACAAGTGTCCCAGCGAGTTGAAGGCATACAACTTCAACTATTGGCTGAGAAAAAATCCCGAGACACAGGCCATGCTGATGGTGGGTCCCAAGGGCATCGAGACCATGTACGACCCCGATACCACGATTGTGACAGTGCCGGAGATCGCAGGAGTCATCTCTCGCGTCTTTTCTCCCGAGGACGAGGTGGCAACGCTCTACAGCGACCCGGACAAGTTCCACATCGACATCAAGGTGGCAGCCAACGTCACGGTGCCCGGAAACGGCATGGGTGATCGGCCCAATGCGGAGGGCATCGTCCATCGTCCGGGAGAGGAAGCTCCTGCTCTGGACGCGCCCAAGGTCTTCGACATCACCCACGGTGGGGTGCGCATCATCAGTCATCCGTCCAAGCCCAAGGCTCCCACCATCGAGCGCTATTTCAATCGCCTGATCTGCACCAACGGTGTGACGATGCCTGTGGCCGACAGAAAAATTACTTTGCGTGGCATGACCGTGCCGGATGTGCTCGCGGAAATCGAGGACATTGCACAGCAGCTCATGGCCGACATGCCTCACGCCTTGCAGAGCTATGCGGAGCTGGCGAACTTGGCAGTGCCCGGAAACCCGCTGGCGTTCATTCGCCAGATCGGCAAGGAGATGGGCATTCCTGATCGCATCGTCGCCAAGGCGCTGGACTTTGCCGGAGCTTCCAACCTGGGTACGCGTGGCGATATCCCTGTCACCAGCTACGACGTGATGAACATCTTCACGAGCCTGGCGAACAACGAGAGCGTGCGCTACGACACCGCGCGCAAGCTTCAACACCTGGGCGGGGTTATGGTCCATCGTGGCGAAGAGATGAACCACAGGTGCATCGCATGTGAGCGCCCGCTCGTCTGACGCAGGCGTGGCGGGAGGGGGTTTCCAAGGCGATGGACCCAACCTCCCGCCGCTTCACCTCCGTTCCACATCCATTTTCAGGACCAATCAGCACGACCACTATCCAACCTGAGGAGGGCGGATGGCGAACGATTTGATTTCTCGACCGTGCAAGGCTCTGTTCTGCATAGCTGATGCCCACGAACCGGATATGCACCACTACGACGTCACCGGCAGCTCGTGGCACGAGGACACCAGCGACTACGAGGGCAACATCATCGCCCACGTCTACGAAGTTCGGGACGAGGGAGACACCAGATGAGCGGGCCGATGCTCTACGTTTCGGTTCCCACGCAGATCACAGCCATGCAGTGGAAGGGATACGACAACACCGGGCGCGGAATCAACACCGAGGACTTCTGGGATTGGTGCAGTGAGAAGTTCGTGGAGCGGATGGGGTTCACTCACCTCTCGGGGAAGAGCTACGTCGCGGCGGGTATCTACGTCCATGCGAACAGCGCGTGGTTACCGCTGGAGACCGGAGAATGGGTTGCGAAGGATTCGCATGGTTTCTATCCCATCAAGAACGATGTGTTCGAGAAAAAATATCGGTTGGTGCCGGAGAGCGATTCTCCGTGACGACGATATATTTTCCGAATCTTCCTTCGTGATGTGGGTATACCGCAGTCCCGACCTGGGCAGACAGCATCGTTGCGCACTTCCCGAGGTGGCCGAAGCTGTGTCCCTGGTATTGCCTGCCGAACATGTTCCCGATGGCGAACCCGGAGACATCTGGGTCTGTACGGAATGCGAGAGGGTATGGATCATTCGCAGCGAATGGAGTTATCTCGGAGTGGACAAATGGTGGGCACGAAAAATCTGGAGGCAGAAGGTATGGAGACTCAAGGCACGACGACTGCAAGCACACTCGGCACCGGACGACCAGGTCGATCCATGAATATAACCCCGGACTATCACTATCGGGAGGCTGAGGAACTCCTCGCGGAAGCGGACAGAGTGGCGGACATGGACATGGGTATGGACGACACCACCAGGGAACTGATCGCGAAGGCCCACGTCCATGCCATCCTGGCGACATGTGACCCCTCGCCGGATCGCTAGCCCCAACCTCTACACCCCTCACACCCTCACAACCCCACACTCCTCACACTCGTAGGGGTGTACATCGTGGGGATAAAATTTCGGGACTACCTATCATCCCACGATCACCACAGCACAGGAGACCTATCACCACTGGTGATCAGCAACCCCACCTATCACCGCACTATCACCCAGGGTCATCCACAGGTGACAACAGGGTGACAACACACCGACAACACAATAAATCTACTACAGGGAGTAGGACACCACATGACCAGGAGAAACATCCCAGGGACATCAATTCCTGACCTCAATTTTCGGGGTACAGCTCCTTCTCGTTCTCCCCTCTCTTCACTCCCTCCGGGGCACCCTCTGGTCTCTCCGCCTCCACCTCCTCCAGGGAATCCCTTCTACGTCAATCCTTACGGAGAGGAGGTCGGAGAGCTGTTGCCTTGGGAGCAGAACGCTGCTCTCGCCATTGTCACCGAGCTGATGCAGGCGTTCAGCTCCACGACGATGACGCAGGATGCCGTGCGCAAGCTGGAAGGAGAGGCCAAGGAACGTTTTGCCGAGGAGCTGGGCTTGGTCGTCACGCTGGACTGGGACGCCAATTCCCCTGAGCCAGACGGCATTCCAAGTAGTGACAGGGTGTGGTTCTCTCCCAACCTCGTCATCGAGGCCCGTATCCACAAGCACACCGTGGATCACGACGAGGTGGCACGTGCTGTCGTTTCGGGAGAGGCAGATGGGATCACTGGGTACATCCGCAGCGACGGGACACGTTCTGAGGAACCTCGCCGCAAACACATCACGTGAAAACTCTCCCTCCCCATATATAGGGGTAAAGAGAGTTCGCTCGGACCCCGGAAACACCCCGAAATCGACGAGGACCTCCGTTTAGAGATGTGCTGGTCAGTGCCGGTTTGGCTCCAGGGTAAAACGCTTTGAAACCACGATCGACCTCCGCTTAGCAGACAGGGCCACGATGACAGAGCAACAGCAGACCACAGGCGTCACAGCAGCCTCACGACCGAGAGAGTCAGCAAACCCTTGGGACGAGATAGCAAACCGTTTCGTCTACCACCCTCCAGGCCCGGAGGCCCGAGAGGCCCACGAAGGTGTTCGGGCGCAGTATCTGGACCTCGTGCGCTACGTCTACGTGCACACCAAGCCCGGACGGCATCAGGCTCTGGCGTTGACTGCGCTCCAGGAAAGTATGTTCTGGTGTAATGCTTCGATAGCGTGCGATGGCCTCCCGCCTGTTCCTGGGCTTTGAGAAGGAGAAGATATGATTCTCGGAGACGTGGGGCCCACGTGCCCTGTCTGTGGGCGGGATGCCGAACACGACGATCCCTGTCCCCCTCACTGGGATACCCACGAGGCATTGGCGCATCTCACCAAGACCCGTTTGCGCACGGACCCTGAGCACACCCGCACACTGGCGTGGCTGAGCTTGGCCCTCACCCGCATCAGGGAGCTGGAGCCCACACCCAGTTCCTACGTGCAGGACCACATTCTGGACGACGAGGAACGGCTACGGGAGTGGAACGGGCAGTGGTGATGCCTCCGCAGGAGGACCCGCCGTGTGCGGTGTGCGAGGACGTGGGGTTCGTGCTGCGCTCCAGGGAGGCATGTGATGGCACGCAGGTGATCGAGATGGCACGGTGTCCAGGGTGTGGGCGCTACGAACACATCGTCTGGAGTGGGGCATGGGAAGATTGGTGACCGCCGGAGGGACGGTCCACCACAGCACAAATTCTTTCAGGAGTGTTGAGATGTGCGACTTCGTATCGAGTTCTGGTCCGCTTTCCGAGGAGCCCACGCTCTTCGAGGTGTTCGACGACGGGAGCCAGCTGTTGTACTACGACGGGGAAAGGATCTCGGACGCATCCCTCGCGGAAGGGATCGTGCGGTTCGTGAGCCCGGACGGGTCTGCTGATTTCACCTGTCCCAAGCGTTACATCGACGTGCTGATGAAACGAATCGAGAGTCGTCATGGCTGACACCAGCGAACTCACCGAACACCCCTTGCCCACCTTCGGGTTGGACCCTGCGGAGTGCCGCGTGGACGTCATCGGGGCGTTCGAGGCACTGGCCTTTCGCAAGGTCGAGTTCCTTTGCGCGGTAGTGCATTCCATGTCGGTGTCGGAGTACCGTGAGGTCTTCACCCAACAGGAGCGGGACCGCCATCAGCAGGATCTGCGGGATGCGTTGGTATACGTGGGATTCCACGACAATTGAACGGACGATAGCGTAATATAAAAAATCAGTCATCCAACCACGTTTGGCCCTGAGGAGGGACATGTGACGAGAGAAGAAGATTCCGACGAGCCTGCTGACGAGCAGGGCTTGGAACGTCTGGGGCTACAGCACAGGGCGGGTGAAATAGCTGAGGACCTGGACGACACGACGGTCAAGGTGCCTGCGGCATGGCTGGACGAACTGGCGGGGTACAAGGTGGTCGAGAATACGGACCAGATGCCCGAGAAGCGGTACGACGCCGAGGCCGTGCGGCTGCGCATGAACGAGGAAATAGAGCGCTCGCGCTTACCGGGCATCGACCACCGGCTGTCGTGGATGCTGCGGGTGCTGGGTGACGAGTTCGGTCCTATGGGTGTGGCCCTGGTGGCTGCACAGCTCACCGACAAGGACGTGCTGATACATCGGCTCACCGTTCCCCAGGAGACTTCGCCGAAGGCCGACACACCTCGCTACAGTTGGACGCAGCCGGTCTGTCCGGGCTGTTACGGGGAGAAGAATCCGGGACGTACTCCTGTCGTCCTGATCGAAACCAAGCGGGAAGCGTGCTGCTTCTGCGGCGCGGTGACACGTGATGGAATTTATTTTCGTGTAGATCCTGCCACGTGCCCCAATCCGACCTTGTTGAAGGACTGACCATGGCCTACGGTTCCGACGTCATCCAGCGCTCTACGGAGTGGTATGTCACGACGTTCTATCAGAAGCGTCCACCGGGAAGCAGGCCGATCATGCACGTCTACGGTCCCTATCCCAAGGCGGAGGCCCAGCGAGAGAAGCGACGGATGTTGGCTGACAATCATCCTGCTGCGGGTTCCAGCTTCCACGTGCGGTGCGCGAGGGCAGTGCGCTGATGGATGAGCCGAACTTCGACGGTCCCGCTCCACGCAAGGTTCCGCTTCTGTGCCGACTGGGTTGGCACCGCTCCACGAGGGTGTATCGAAGGCGTACGCAGGCGATGCAACTACTGCTGGAAGAGGCTCGGATGAAGCTGATCACCGACGTATGTCGGTGGTGCGGTGGATGTATGACGCTGATGAACGGTCATTGGGTATGCAGATGCATGGAGGGGGGTCGTTGTGAAGCGATGTGGTGCGACCTACAACGGTCATCGGTGCGTTCTCGCCGCTGGACACAATCGTGGTCAGGCGGACATTCCGCAGCAACATTATTTCGGGTTGACGTACTCACTGTCGGATGACTACACCGCACTGAGTGGATTCTGGATGTGCCATCGCTGCTCTGCCCTGGTCGCGAATACTGAAACACACACCGGGTTCCACGCCGGTATCGAGGCCGCTGTGGACGCTTTGAGCAATGCAATTCGGAAGACCGTAGCTGCTGCAACGGACAACAAGGAGACACGATGAGAGACCCCATAGACCCGCACGCCGTGCTCCTGCTGCTCGGAGCGGCGGTCAGTTTCGTTCGCTGGCTGTTGCATATCTGATGGACTCCGGCATCGCACTGCGCTTGGTTGCGGCAGTGGAGGAAGGCGTGCAAGCGTTGCGCCACATGGCGGATGCCGCCGTGCAGCAGCAACCCCAGAGAGAAACGACTGTCTTCTACGATGAGGTTCCGGGCACGACACGCTGTGACTTCCATGTCGGGGAGCTGCGATGTTGTCTGCTTCATGGGCACGCGATGTTGCGCACCACTCGGCACGGACACTTCGTGATTCCTGATTCCGTTCCGTCCGAGACGGCGGACTACGGGGTGTGGCTGTTTAACCATGTGGGTTGGACGCGCCTGACAGATGCGGGCCGGATAGATATGTCACCTGAACCGACGTCTTGTGACGGTGTACCTGTGAGCCGTGTCGAAGTCTCGCAAGCGGTTGCGGACGACGAGGATGGTTGAGCACAATCCGGGGACCCAGACCAAGTACGGCTGGCATTGTTCCTGTGGCCGGGTCTTCGCCACTATCGAGAAGAGGGGCAAGCACTTGAAGAAGACGAAGTCCTCCGTCAGTCGGGAACGATGTATTCAACCAAAGGAGACACAGTGCAGAAGCTCGGCCTGACACGTGACGAGATAGTGAAGCACGCACGCTCCAAGGGGTGGCAGCGGGTCTCAGCGTCGACCTACGACAGTTTCGCCAAGGGCGGGACACGCGTGACTGTCGTCTATAGAGAGGACGGTGAGTTGGCTGCTGCGAAGGTGTCTGGGTTGCGCGTAGGCCGTGATATGGCACCCACCAAGCTGGTCGAATGGCTGGCCCATCCGGTGGGAGAGTTGTGAGGTGAGCGCTGTTGTCGAGACTCGCGTGGATATCGACGGGGACCCAGAGGGCTGTGATGCCACGCTGCGCACTCGACGTGACCGGGGTATGACGCTGTACTGCACCCTGAAGACGGGGCATCAGGGGTCACACGAGGCCCACCGCAAGGAAGACAATGCCGATGTACCGATAGCGACTTGGAGCTGAAATATGGTCACAGACGAGACACGTATGGTGCAGGCACTGGATCGTCTTGCGGTGCAGATGAAGAGGATCGCGGATGCGGAGGAAAAGCGCAACGCGCTCATCGAAGGACCTACTATAATAAATCTTGACGGTGACGGCCAGCACCGCATCGGATCAGGTCACGATCCAGACCCCCACGGAGGAGAAGCAGAAGTCGATGAGGCAGACGAACCCGTTGAACAGGCCAGCTAGCACGATCAGCAGAGACGAGCTGTTCGATCACGCGGAAGCGCACAAAGGCAAGCTGGTGGTGGAGCCCTGGGAAGGACGCTGGCGAGTCACCTATCAGTGGGGCTCCAGGCGTGGAGGCTTTACGATCACCGGGCACGAGGACACCTACGACGCCGCCCTGAATGCCGTGGCCACGACATTGGCGAGGGCCTGATGGCGGTCATGCCGATGGACGACGACCTCAAGCAGGCGTTCGCCGAACGCGAGGCATGGAGAGAGGACGTGCTCAAGGGTGCGAGCTTCTCCTCGTGGGAGGCCTATCGGGTGGAGTCGACTGCGGAGCAGCGCGAAGCCGTGGAGGACTTGCTTGCCGACATCCTGTTCTACTGCCAGTCCGGGCGCGGTACCGATGCCCCAGACATGGTCAGGTTGCTGTTTCAAGGTGGGTTCTGTTTCAAGCGACTACGGGGATGAACGTCGTTCACTTGAGGGACCCGCTGCCCTTCACGCCGCTGGACAAACGTCTGGTCAGTATTCACACGAGCTGGACCACGTGGTTCGACGGCAGGCCACGAACTCCGAACAAGCGGCTGCGCATCTATTGGCGGGGCCATACCTGGTTGATCGGTCCTTCGTGAGTACCGAGGATGGCATCCGGTGTCCGAGGTGTGGCACGTTCTCTGGACAGCTACCCGGTGGGATGTGTGGCAGCGATTGGCACGTGACGGAGTTGACCGCCGATGAGTACGACGCCATCACAGAGATGCGTACCAAGATGGGTAAGTTGTTGACGGAGAACGACATTCAGGATCTGGCCAACGAGGCGGAGCGCGAAAGAGATATGGATGAAGCCGTCGTACGACGACACAGTGGGGTGCGGGAGGCGGTCGGGTATCTGTCGACGCTTCTGACCGACGCGAGGAACCAGGCGGAGTTCGACCACATCGCCGCACAGATCGAAGTGCTGGAACGAGACGGGACGGAGGCAGACGTAATGGGACGTTCGGCGTTTCAGTTCACTGATTCGATGCTGCAAGAGAAGATGGATCAGATCGCTACGTTGCTAGGAGAGGTGAACACAATCCTGGGAGAAGACAGCTCGATTGTGTTTGCGGTGGTAGCTGTCCCAAATCAAACCCAGCGAGCTGGAGAGTGAGGACTGATGATGCCGAGCAAACTGGTAACCGTGAAGGATTACGAGGTCATGGAGAAAGCGCTCTCCCAGGTTCGTCCGTTGCCCAAAGGCAACGCGAACGGGCCGCTTGCCCGCCAGCTCGTGAATGCGCTGGATCGAATGGACTACATCCTGATCGACAAGCGCACCTACAGCGATATGGAAATCGGTGCGAATACTCATGGGTTCGCCACGTGAGCGAGTCGTTCTTCGACCTGGACCCCGCAGACAGAGGGGCTACCTACGACCGAGCAGAGCGAGAGACCGGTACGAACTTCTTCGACTTGTCCCCCGAAGAGCGTGGGCACTACTACGACCAGGCCACGGAGGGCGAACGATGACTGAGACGGTGCCATCGCGGGATGAATTCCTACCGGGTGAGCGCCTTCCTCGAATCAAAGGTTCGGGAGACCACGACTGGGAACCGTGGAGCAAAACCACCCTCGGTCGTGGACGCAAGTGCCGGGATTGCGGGTGCGAAGACGACGGATACCAACAGCCGTGCACAGAGCTGAAGGATTCGAAATCGAACGGGATGGACAGGAATTGATGGCAAGCGAAACCTTGGGGTTCAGGCTTTCAACGCCGCCTGACTCAAACGACTCGGCTTAGCAGAGCGCCCAAGATCAGGGGCTCCCATGGATGGGCGCAGCGGCGAGGTCTCCCCCCGACCGGAAGCGCGCTAGCGGGTGGTTCGATTCCACCAAGCTCCACCTCTGCACAATGTGAACGACCAGGACTAGGGTGAGGTCTGTGGCGTTGCCGTTGGATTACGACGAGGTTCTGTTCACCTACGAGTACGACTGCACAGGGTTTCAGATGCCAGGGCTGACCCCGAATCGAATGCGCGCCACGGTCTCTCGTCTCGGATTGAGTTGTGTGGTCGATGGACCGGCGTACGGCGTGGACATGCGCAACATGTGCTATTCACGCTTGATGACCCTGTGGGAGGAACGATGCCCGAAAGCATCCGTGTCGACTTGACGCAATCTCGTGCCACCAATCCTTCTCTGGTCAACGAGAAGGACATTCAGTGGACCGTGGACAAGGAAGTCGACCCTCCTACCGCGTATCCCGTCATCAAGGTAACGGGGACGCATATTCCCACCGGAGCCACGGCCTACACCGTTGGCGCAGGGATGTCCGAGTTACACCTCAAGGCAGATGTGCGTCACAAGCTGACAATTCTGTTGGAGGCCGGATCGGCCTGATGCCTGATCTCTGGGTGTCATGGCCATACGATTACCGGGAGGCCGTGCGCGACTTCCTTGGAAGTAGTGAAGTACCCATGAGCCACAAGAAGAAGAACGGAACGTCCCGCACCACTCCGAAGATGGCACTCTCGCCTCGCCCGCCCGTCATCCCCCGACTGGCCACCACCGAGGACCTTGCCCCCCACCGCCTCACGCATACGTTGTTCGCGGGTAGCCCACCTCAGGTCACGCACGCCTCGGAGTTGGAGCAGGCGTGGCGGGACGGGTACACAGCGGGGCACATGGACACTCTCGGTCATGTCTCACCCTCACAGGAGACGCATAATCCTTACGGTGCGGTCGAAGAAGAAGAGGAAAGAATATATCGTCTCGGGGGAACGTGATGGCCATCACGCCTCCGGTACATCCCAACCAACGCCCCTTCTATGTCTATGGCCTGCGGGAATGCCCTGGTGGGTGTGGGCGGGAGGATGTCGACGAGCGGGTGTTCGCGTGTTCGGTGTGCCTGGAACGGTTGCCCGCCAAGGTGCACGAGGCGCTGATCGAGGGCGGTCCCGGACTGCTGCCCGCATTGGCACGTGCCAAGATTTTCTTCGACAACGTCACTCCGCATCCTGTGTCCGGGATGTGATCATGAGCGTGCTCGATCTGTTGGTGTACGACCTGGTGCACTTCTTCGATTGCCCGAGGTATTGATGGAGTGCGGCTACCCCTCTGCACCAGCCCCTGCCTTTCCGGGCGTAGAGGGTGCATGATGGCAGTGCGGCGGAAGGTCGACCCCACGCTCGCCAGTGCGCACGCATATTGGCGGCTCGCAGCCAAGGCGTATCGCGCGGACGACATGCGCGGACACGCTCGCTATATCGACATCGCGGAGCGCAAGTTCCGCGAGTACAAACGCCAACAAGAGTTCCTCAAGACGCTGAAGAGACGCGATGGCTCAACTCGGTAAGCGACAGCGACAGTATCTGCACGCGCTACATGTCTTCGGCAGCTCGCGGGGTTGGCCGTCCTCCTATGAATCACGTCAGGCGCTGGAAGCCTTGGAGCGCAAGGGTTTGGCGCAGCGCTGCGGCGTGGACTTCTACCCGACCACGACCACGGTTCCTCCGAAGTGCGCTTTCCCGTCACCACATCCGCGCAAGCACAACATCACGCCGCGCAGGAATAATGTCGGGGTGTTCATCTGGAAGGAAATCTGAGCGGTAACATTTTTTAAACTTGGGCGTATATAGTAGGTAGAGGGGCACGCAGAAGCCCACGGACCTTCCACGAAGGAGCGCAGATGAGCGGATACCCGATCCAAGAATCGCTGGAGCACTTCCACCGCAACGACCCCACTTTTTTCTACGACGGTGATCCCGAGGTAGACGCTGCCGTCGCCGAAGAAGAGGACTACATCGAGTCCCTGGTTCGTCTCGTCCCGCCCACAGATCACCGCTCCACCAATTCCTGAGGAGGAATCATCATCATGCGAAACACAAAGACTCTCATTACCGAATACGAGGCTCTCCTTAACGGTGACACTCAATCCCCTCTCGGTGGTCAACGTCTCGATGAGATCGCCGAGATTTTGATCACCAAAGCGGAGGACGGCGACACCGCTGCTGCTCGCTGGGTCGAGCAGTACGCCTAAGCATCCCTGGACCTGGACCATAGAAGGAAGAGAATCGTGATCGAACGATGACATCACCCAAGCAAGTCGAGATTCGCCGCAGGAACAGGAAGCGACCGCTCGTGGGCGATGGTGAGCCGATGGTGTCACGTCGTACGTTCCAGTACGGGCAGCACGCGGGCACGGTGTTGCGCTGGGAATGGCATGGCGGAGAGTACATCGAGGTCTTCATGGGCGACGCGGACACCCCGTTCGAGGTCGTCAACACGACGGACAAGGACGGTGTCGTACCGGAGTTCACGGCACGCAACTTCGGCGCGGAGATCAAGGCTGGACCCTCGATGCGAGAACTGATCAGGGTCTACGAGGCAGCGCAGACATGAGACCGGGTACCCGAGTCTGGCTTGCGACGGAGTATGCCATCGCGGGGAAAGATGCTACCTCCGGTGTCGTCGTAGACGAACCCGCTATTCCGGGAGCCGTTGTGGTCGCGGACGACGACGGCCACGATGTCGTCGACTGGTTGCCCGCGACCTCCGATGCCCCGGACGGTGGCATGGTGGCCGTCTGCTGGGGTCCTGCCGCTGCGGCGTGGGAGTACGAAGAGGACTTGACCGATGGCACGCAACTTCTGTGAAACGGTAACGTCTTCCAGCTGATCACGATATAATAAATGTAAGCCACAGCGCTTATGCCCACCCCACGAGGAGGATTCAGATGTCAGATATAAAATTCCCACAGGTCCACGTCCAATTGACCGGTAACGACGGCAATGCGTTCATGGTGATGGGCCTGGTGATCAAGGAGATGCGTCGCGCGGGGTTGCCTCGTGAGGACATCGACGCCTACCAGAACGAAGCGATGTCTGGCGACTACAATCACTTGCTGGTTACGACGATGAAGACCGTGGACGTGTTGTGATGCTGAGCAGAACGCTTCCTGCCGACTTTCGCTGGTACACCATCGGCAACACGTTGGTCTGCTACGACCTCTACGACTCTTTTCAGTACGGCAACAGTGGTGCCTATCGCGCTTCGGTTCATGCCGAGGTGTTGGGCGACAACAGGATTCACTATCGCTACGACGTCCACAACAGGGGCGGCAGCGTCTGTTCCGGCGTCGCTGACAGTCTGATCGACGCCCAGGAATCGGCTCTGATCGTGCTGAACGACAAGATGGGGCGCACGAGGTGACACGCTCTATCACTACATTGCGTCCCAGCATGATCACAGGGCGATGGCATACCTGGGACGACAGGTTCTATGCCAGTCAGGATCTGTTCGCCGAGCTGCGGGTGTACCAGGAGCCTCCGTATGGGGATCGCGAGGCATTTCGGTTGCGGTGCAACAGTATCGAGGACTGCCAGGTTGCCATCAATCAGATTGTTCATGCCGAGGATTACGGGCGCACGGACGATCCCGAGGTCGAGATCACGCTCGCGTGGGCATGGGAGCAAGGTTTCTCTCACGGTGTGAGATCCCATCGCGACGGTGTGCACTTCGCCCACGCACGTAGGGCCAATCCCTACCAGGAGGTGTGATGGGAAGGGAGTCGTGAGTCTGTGGGACGAGAACGTACGGCAGCTGAGCCTGACCGAGCTGGACAGCCTGCGCGAGGCACTCTCGAAAAAATATGCCGAGGTCAACACTGAAATGGACAGGCGACTGCGGACAATGCACGAAGGCGATTGGAAACGATGATTGATGGCTACCAAATTCGAAGTGATAGAGCGCCTTGTAATCACCATTGGCGAGGCTTTAGGCAAACAGACCAAGGCGCTTGAGCGCATAGCTGATGCTGTAGAGGCATTGGCTGCGAAGAAAGATCAACCGTCCGACCAAGGGGTAGGGGCAAATGATCGCGATCGGAGGGCATCTCATGAGTGACGCGGTATGTCCGGTCAAGGGATGCGAAGCCCTGGCCACGACCGAGAAGGGAATCGCCGAGCACATCGTCCGGGTCCACCCAGAAGATCAGAAGTACGAGCAGATCGCTCGCCTGTTCCTGGAGGACTATGCGGCACAGGAGGCCAAGGGGCTCAGCTACAACCCCCATCTCGGGTGGTACGACGCTGCGGCACGCATTGCCGAGGCGAAGGCCAAGGAGGACGAACGGTTGCGCCCGATTCGGGAGGCAGCGTGGAACGAGGGTGCTCGTCGGGGAGCGGACCTCCAGCGTAGGGGAATGATGCTGTTGCCCGTACACAATCCCTATCGGAAGGTCAGCGCGTGAACGACATCGTGCCCGGAATACAGGTGTGGTGGAAAGAGCATGTCGACGACCCGAGCATCCCGTTGCACGAGCGCACGGCGGGGACCGTCCTGTCTCCGGGAGTGATGGCGTTCGCGGGGTACGCACAGAACGAGAGCGGACGGGATGTTCCAGTGATCTCCACCGAGGCACCGGACGAAGGGATGGTCGTGGTGCAGTGGATGGGCGGGGATCGGACGTGGGAGTACGAGGAGGAATTGGTGAAGGTGACGTGAGGCCCTGGGACCCGGTTGAGATTTTTTATGTCCTGGCGGCACTTTTCGGTGTGGCGTTGGTTGTCTTCTGGATCGTTCAGATCGTGTGGTTCGCCGTCGTGTTTTTCGAGGAGGTCCGCGCAGAAGAGGTTATCGTTACACCCAAGGCTGAGGAGCTGTCATGACGACGACCGACACGACCAACGACCCGAGCGAGTTCCGCGTGATCGGTGGGTGCGTGTTTTGCGACATCATCGCCGATCACAAGTACGAGCGCCGCATGGGATCGGTGGTGATGTTCACTCCGTTGAACCCAGTTGTGTTGGGCCACAAGCTCTTCGTGCCTGTCCACCATGCTGGCAATGCGTCCGATCATCCGTGGGGCGCAGCAGATGCAGTCTATGAGGCGGCAGCCTATGTCCGCGACAACGCGCTCCAGGCCAACATCATCACCAGCATCGGTGGGGCCGCCACGCAGACGGTTTTTCACACTCATATACACCTGGTTCCTCGCGTCGATGGAGATGGCTTACATCTCCCTTGGACAGGACAGGAACACTGAATGACGTTCGTAGAGATGCTGTTTGCGATCATGACCACGCCTGCGCGTCCACACATGTTCGATCTGTGGCTGACGTTCTTCGTTCCCGAGACGGGAATCGGGAGTATCCGGTTCGTAGAGACGATGTCCGGCGATTATGTTCCCCCGGCTCCGAGATGAGTGAGAAGTGGGAAGAGTCTCCGTGGGTCGCGCGTATTGCGCGCGCTGATGTGCCGTGCTCCTCGAAGAACGTCGGTGACGGCAGCGCGTGCACTCTCTTGGCGAGATATCACTACGAGGGACGTCTGGGTGGGTTCGATGTGTGCGGGCGACACCTGATCACCGACTACGTGCACGCCTTCGAGGGTCATGCCATCCAGGAATTCTTCAAGAGGGGAAGCAGACGATGACGGACACTGCTACGACCACAGTCTTGGCTTATCGCGGTACTGGAGAGGTGCTGGGGCAAGGGATGCTGGCAGACTTCGCCACGTACCTCTCCCCGAGCTTCCAGGTCGTCCACGTGGACTTTCCGGCCACGCTGGGCCCAGTGGGCCGAGGTATCCAGATTCAGGGCGTAGCGCTCGACACAGCCGTGCGTATCGGGGCGAGCAATGGGCTTGCCTTGGCCCAGAAGTACTCTCCGGGGAAGATCGCCTTGCTGGGGTACTCCTTGGGTGCGCTGGTGGTGGATCAGATACTGACGGAGCTGACGTCCTCGACCGTACGAGGGGACTTGGATGTCATGTGGGCGCTCAACATCGCCAACCCCGGACGTCGGGCAGGGGAGAGTCTGGGCGACGTTTGCGGAGCGGTGAACTTCGGGCTCCACGGACAGCGGGTGGGGGGACCAGCAGACATCCCCGTCATCGAGCTGGCCAATCCCCACGACATGATCACCAACTGCGATCCGTTGTCTCCGATACGCAGGATCAGTGATGCCATCTCGCCGTTCTCTTTGGCGGCGGTGGAGGGCATCAAGTTCGGCGACGTCACTCATCAGCTCAAATACAGACGGGGTCAGGAGGCGCTGTGGCAGTTCTGGAATCCGGCGTTCTGGGCACGGTACAGGCAGGCCGAGAAGGACGTGATGGGCTACATTCGGACTCCGCCAACCGAGCACGGTATCTACATGGCTGCTGGGCATCACTTCCCCGGAACGCAGGAGACGTGGAACGAGCACGGTGCGAAGTACATCAACGACCTGTGGGGCTAACGTCTAGTTAATTCGAGCGCTATTTATTGGCTAATGGAGGCCATGATGCTGGACAAGGTGGGGTGTCGCACGGTGCACGTCGAGGGGGTTGCGGTGCGTTTGCGGGGACGGGGCAAGCCCACCACCGCAGACATGGACGCCGTCAACGAATTCGTCAGGCAACTGAAGGAGAGGCAAGCTGGTGAGCGACAGAGTGACGCAGGAAAGCAAGGACCAGGCAGCAGCGGCAGGGCTGGACGTGCAACCCGATCCCATACCCAACGGCGGTCCTAGCGCGCATGATCTGGTGAAGGCCGATCTCGCGCACCGTCTCCAACGCGGCATCGACACCGTGATGGAGGATCAGACCAAGCGCAAGCAGTATGGCCTCGACAAATATAATTCTTTGCTACAGCCGTTCAACGGACGCGACCAGCTTCAGGACGCCTACGAGGAAGCGCTCGACCTCTGTGTCTACTTGAGGATGGCTATCGAGGAACGCGACCTGAATCTCGCGCAGGGTCTCGAAGACGAGCGTCACTTTCTGCGGGGTTACGAGGTAGGCATTCGCGACGAGAAGCGGCGACACGAACGGGAGGACGAGCGGGAGAAGATCGACATCTTTCAGGAGGGATACAACAAAGGAGCACTCGACGAACGAGATCGTCTCTCCTGATGGGACAGCATCCACAGTCCCGTTTGTCGTATCGGGCGAGAGGGTGGGCAGCGCGGTTGGATTCCACTCCTCATCCGCAATTGGAGAACCGCGAGTACGAGACGTTGGTGAAGCTGTTGGAGTCCTTGGCCTCTCGGGTCGACGAACTGAATGCGCAGAACCGACGACTGAAGGAACGGATATGGAGTGACCAATGACCCTGAACGAGTTTCTCGACGCGCTTCGGGATGCGGGACCGGAGCGGTGTGATTGGAATGTCATTTTCGACGGAGAGCCGGTGCTCGGAGTCGGAGACAACGGCAAGGGCCAAATCGAGATCACTAGTGCCAGCCATCCTCCGAGTGAACCCTGATGACCTACGATGTCGTCCGCAATAGCGCTGGAGAGGTAATGGCGCGGCTCTATCACGATCATGATCCCGAGCAGGACTATCACCAGTGGGTGCCGCTTGGTCTCAATAACGTGATGATCAAGTGCAATCGTATCGGTGTTCCCAATCCACGTATGTGGGAAGCGAATTGGATAGCGATGATGTGCAACAACCTACAATGCAACGCGCAGATGGTGATCAATCAGGAGGCATCTGCGAAACATTTCGCGCAGCTGATGACGGGGGCGGCACTCCATGAGTGATTACTTCGGCGGTACGACGGGTGCAGACGGCTCGAACACCTACGAGGACGGCGAATGCAAGCACGGCATGACCAAGGCGTATTGCGCCGACTGCCGAGGTCTCTCGCTTTCGACAGAGCCGGACTGGAGTGCGGAATATAGATTCGCAGCCAAGTTTGACAGCTCGTGTGCTCGCTGCGAGGGTGATATCGAGGTGGGCGATCCGGTCGCCAAGGTCGATGGTTTCGAACTCTACATTCACGAAAGCTGCGTCAAGCCAGTCACGCGTCGAGGGAGTGTCGGGTTGCGATGAACGTCACCAAGCTCAGCGGCTATATGGCCTTCACTCTGTTGATTGGAGCGGCGAACGCCGATGCTGATGATTACCAGCGCAATCGACTTCGTGCGGAGCTGTTACCGCTGCTGGAGGACACCAAGCACTGGAACGGTCCCGCTATTTTGCAGACCTTCCACGACATTATGGGCCCGAGCTGGAAACCCAAGGGCGAGTGGGCTTCTGCCATCGAGAATTTCACGGAGAATTGATGCCGGACAGCGTTGATCATCGCGTCGAGATGTACCAGCTTGCCAGGGAGCGCCGCAAGGCCGGGAAGCCGGTGTGGTCGGAAACGGTGAAGGTGGGAGACATCTTCCACAACCCCGAGCTGAGCTTCGAGCAGCAGCGGGATCAGGTGTGCTTCCGCTTCCGGCAGAGTCGTTGGATGCGGCGTGCCCCGGAGTGCGAACCGATCCACGAGTACATCGACGAGTTGGGCGACACCGAGGACCAGCAGGAGTTCAACGAGGTCTTCCAGTCGGTCTACGACGAGGCGGACTACGCCAGAATTTGGATTGATCACATCAGTGCCTGAGGAGGCTTCTGTGTTCGACGAGGACGACTATCTGGATACCACCCCTCGCGCTCGTTCCGGTGACCCGGAGACCAGTCGTGTCGCCGCAGCTTCGGTCGACGAGCACAGCCAGCGCACGCTCCAACGGGCTGTGCTGCGCATTCTGCGTGAGTACGGGCCGCTCACCGATAACGACATCGCGCTGGCTCACAAACAGACCAGTGTGGTGCCGTTCTCTCTCTCGGGGCTTCGTACGCGCCGCCACGAGTTGGTCGTTCGAGGTCTGGTGCACGACAGCGGGCGGCGAGAGGTGCTGGAGTCCGGGCGCAGGGCCGTTGTGTGGGAGGCTGTGGGCGTATCTGCGCCTGTCCGGACGTTGGGGCCGGAGACCACGGAATCGGAGCTGGAGCGGCTACGTCGACAGCACGAGTTGTACATGGCATTGTTCAGCGACGTGCTCGATGCCGTCGACCGGAAGGCGTCCACTAATTCACCGTTCGTTCCTGGCGTGCGGCAGGCTCCTTTCGATACCGATTTCGCCCGAGGGGTGTTCGACGTCGTGGGTGTCATACGGCACGTTCTGGATGAGCACGGAGCACTCGACTATGAATGAGCCCGATGGTGTGGCGTGGTTCGCCGCAGAGGGTGTGACGTGGTGGGCTCCCGAGACTGTGATCCGCTGTACGCAGACCGGGGACGAGAACGGTTGGCTCGACGAGCTGTCCAAGCTTTGGAGTGTGCACCGCGACTCCATGAGTGCGCTGCTCAACGACATCAATTGTCGTGGCATCACGACGCCGGTCCAGATCGCCATCGAGGGGAACAAGCGTCGTGTGGTGGACGGGCACCACCGGATTGCGGTGTGCTTGGCTCTCCAGTTGTCCATCCCGGTGGAATTTGTGCGATGGAGCAACGAAGACGAGGTAATCTCGTGGACGGCAGCCCTCTCCGACCCGCTCACCGAGGAGTGACGATGGAATCTCCGATGTGCCCTACGCCGTTGATCGACCTCAGTGTGCGCGTCTACTCCAGTACCGATCCGTGCGTGATGTGCAACGTGACCAAGTCCCAATTGGACAGGGCGGGAATACCTTTCACCGAATTGATCGCCGCCGAGCATCCCGAGATCATCGAGGAGGTGGTGGCGCTGGAGCTGCCACGCCAGCTTCCGGTGGTCAAGGTGGTCAATCCACACGGCGAGGACATGCTGTGGACGGGGCTGAGCCGGGAGAACATTGTGGCGCTCAAGTTCCTGTTCTCCGAAACGTAACGTTTCCGCCCGGTGTCAGTATATTATTTGTAGAGGCACACAACCTCAATAGATCCCCACGACGGAGAGGTAAGACGATGTCACAACACCCGGACCCGATAGAGGTCTTTCGGAGTGCGCAACGTGCCCAAGCTGCCGTCGATGCGATGGGAATGGGACCTCAACCCTCTTTCGCCGCTCAGGCCCTGGAGCGTATGACCCACCGTCTGTGCGAGATGATCGACATTCTTACCGAGCACGAGTCGTTCGAGAGCGATTCCGTCGATGCGCGGCTGCCGGAAGGTAGTTGGCTCGAACTCAAGTACGCACTGCGCAACATCTTGAACGACAAGGAGATTCGGGCATGAACGAACAGTCGATGTCGGTGGTCGAGCTTCAGAGACTGGTACAGAAGCTGGAGGAAGCAATCTACGATACCGATGTGGAGCTGAGCGTCAATCAACTTTCCGATGTCGACACTGCACAGTTCCGCAGTCTGCCCAATCAGCTCTGGCTCTCGCTGAACAGCGGCGACCTCATGACAGCGATTCTGGATGCTGAGGAACTCAAGAACAAGGCGGAACGGTTCGCCTACGTAGTGGACAACCAGGATGTCGTCAAGAAGGCCAATCATCTGTTCAACGAAATTATGTTCGCCTCCGAGAAGGTGAGCTGAGAGGGAATGGTTGTGCAACGCAAGACCCAGAGGGGGAAACGCCTGGTGGCGTACGTCGCACCCACCGGAACCGTGTACCACCGCGATCCCGAGTGCGCGCACGCCAAGACGGGCTATTACATCACCACGGCATCGGTAGAGGTGAAGCTGACCAGGTTCGACCTGTTCTTCATTCGAGCAAGTCTGATGGCGTGCAAGGCCTGCGCGAGAAGGACGGTGGGGGCGTGATCTTCCGTGTGACGTTCGGGCAGCAGTACAGCTATCAGCTCCATCCGACCTACGAAGCAGCTCACCCGGACGGGTGGCTGGAGATCGTGGCCGACAGCGAGTCCCAGGCGCGGGCAGCGACACAGGTGCTGCTCAAGCAGCATTACTCGATGCTCTACGACGAGCGGGAGTGGAAGAAGGAATGGGAGGACAAGCATTTCCCGGCAGGCTGCATCGAGCGTTTCGATGCCGCTACTGTGCTGGGCACCACGGTAACAACAGTGCCACTAAAAAATATATAGTTAACGTAAGACCACGACGATTACCCCACGAGAAACCCCCACGGAGGAGATCCATCCCATGAGCACATCTGTACGTAGTACCAGAACCATTGCGCCCATTGTGCCCATCGTTCCGAACGACACGTTCGTATTGCCCTTCAAGTGCCGTATTGCCTGGCACGCCTGGTCGAAGTGGGCGGAGATCGAAATCTATTTGATAAGTATGAAGACAGGTCATCGCACCGAAGAGACCATCGACCGGCAGGAGCGAGTCTGCCTCAGGTGCGACAAACGTCAGCGCACCGGATTTCGGGCGGACGGACGATGAGCCCCCAGAAGAAGAAGGTCGTTGCCGGAGAAGACATCAGGCCTGTCGTGCAGGGCATGTCTCGACCACACGCGGAGTGTCGCTCCTGGCGACATGCGTGGACCGGGGACAACGTCACGTCGGTACGGCGTAACGTGTTTCTCGTCGAGTTGAAGTGCCTACGGTGCGACGTCAAACGTCATCAGGAGATCAACAGCAGGACCGGCGTGGTGTTGGAGCGATGGCGACACAATTACCACGATGCGAACTACCTTCTCAAGGGCCAGGGCAAACTCACCGACGCGGAAAAGGGGTTCATCCGCCTACGCTCAATTGGGGCGACATGATTTTTTATCAAGGAGTAGGTGAGTTCGATGAAGGTTACTGCACACATAACGGTCGACGTGGATACGGACAGATGGTCAAATCTGGTCGACTCCGAGGGTCAGGTGGCGTCGGAGGTTCGTAAGGATATCCAGCGCGATATGCGCAAGATCGTCCTGGATGACTATCGCAAGAGCGGCCTGCTGTTGCACGAGCCACCCGAGACCGAGGACGTCCTGCCAGAGGTGGCGGGGACGGGGTGACTTATGTCGTGTTCGTCGTAGGAAACGAGGACCTTACCGAGGGTAGGGGCCCGGAGGTTGTTCACTCGGCGCACGTCGTGCGCACCAAGGACGACTGGCAGGACTATGTCGAGGAGGCTCGTCGTTCCAGTGCGCAGGGCACACCGGGCAGTGTCTACTTGATCAGTTCTCGTGATCTGCTCTACGGGCCGTGCAACAGCGAATCTCGTTGTCCCCACAGGGCCGAATGCGTATGGAGTGCTGGTAAGTACATCAATCGTGAGGACGATCCTGATTACCAAGAATATCTTCGACTCAAGAATCGCTTCGAGATTTTCGATTGAGCAGGATCGTCTTGCTCGAATGAGTAGAAAGACCGTCGTTCGCATCTGTGCCCTGTTCTTCCTGTCCGCGATGACGGGCGTGATCGCGGGGTGTCTGCTCTACGACCACTACCACCCACCACGGCCTCGTGATTACGTCGTCACGGTGATCCCCAACGAATCTGGACTACACGTGAGGACGTGAGATGACTGTCGAGGAATTTGCTGCGCTGCTGGGCAAGAACGGCTCGTTCACACTGATGATGTCGCTGTTCGACGAAGGGACGGTAGTCAGTGATAACACCTGGACTTTGGCATACGAGACGAACGACGACAGTCGTACCCACGACGTCTACATCAACGAATCTCCCACGCTGGCTGAAGCATTGACTGCGCTCGCTCTTCGATTGGAGAACCGATGACGAACGTCACGACCGGAACCGAACGCATCTTGCGACACCACATGAGTGTTCCGACACCGTGCGTCGTAGGCGACCTCGAACAGCTCATCGGTATGTTTTCGACGCAGGGTCCGCAGTCCGACTACATGGACCGTGCCAACGTTATCGCCGACGACACGGCGGTGCACATCACCTGGGATGAAGTGCTCGACAAGGACTGGCAGAGCCCGTTGGACAGATTCCAGGTATGGCTCCGAGACAATGCGCTCGGCGCGCCGGACGACATCGCTTTCGTCCTTCAGAAGATCGAGCAGTTCAAGGCACAGAGGAGATGAGAATCGCGGTCGAGTTCTCGGAAGAGATATTCGGTGACATAAAGATTTCCGGTAGGTATCCCGACTACGCCAAGACCGGAATGGATTGGCTGAAGGTCTCCATCACGGTACGCCAGGAATCCTCGGACGAGACGGACACCTTCTACGTCAGTTGCGTATGGGGCTTCGCCTACAAGGGCAACGGAATGTGGAGCTACGGCATACCGGACCTCGATGCCGTGAGTGTGTGTTATCGCGCCTACGACGAGGAGTCCACGGTGACCGAACACCACGTGGCGCTCTCGGTGTATCACGCGGTGGTGGCGTTCTACAATCCGTTCTGGGGCTCCGGTGTCCCGGAGCAGGGTTTCGATCCACCTTCGGTCGACCGTCTCAACTCTGCGCGCAAGGTCGCGCTCGTGGAGGAGATGGGCAGGGTCAACCAGGAGACGGCCAAGCTGGCGAAGGCGATGGACGCGTGAACATCTACGCTCTCACACCTCACGGCCCACGCGGGTGGGACGAGTTCATCGGGTTCGTGGTGGTGGCACAGTCTTCTGGCACGGCACGGCGGTTGGCGGGGAGCACAGCCAAGCCGTTCGACCCGCACGTCGAGGAAGATCACTTCATGGCTAACGTTCATGGAGCTGAACGCGCCTTCTGGAACGACCCCGAGACCACGCTCTGTCGGAAGGTGGGTGTCTACACCGGCACGTGCACCACGGCGCACGTCGTACTGACCAGTTATCATTCCGGGTAAAGATCAAGCAGCACAACACAATCCGACCAAGAAGAAACACGAGGGAGCAGTCATATGAGCACCAGGTGTGTTGTTGGCATCATTTCGGAGTCCGGCAAGGTGGGGCGTTATTCGCATTGGGATGGGTATCTCGACGCCAAGTTGCCCACCTTGGCAGCCATCGTTGCGCGAGACGGGGCAACTCAGGCCGGGAATATGCTTATGGCGCAGGACCGGGGAGGGTGGTCCTCGCTGGACGAGAATGCCAGTCTTGTACAGGAATCGACACTGGGTGGCCGCTCGGAAATCATCGTGGGGTACGGCGAGGCCTATCGGGATGTCGAACCGCAGAAGCCGATCACCTTCGTGGAGGCCGAGGCGGATGGAATGATCGAATATGCCTATTTCGTCGATGTGCGAATGGGCGTAACGTACGGCGACATCCATTGGCATGAGTTCAACTACGGCGGTCGCCCGGACAAGCGGGGGATTCTCTCTCCCGCACAGTTCGACAGGGTGGCGGAGTACCTGATGCAGTTGAGCGAGAACGAAGCCGCCAACACCGAAGTTGTAGAGGCCTGAATCGTGTGGAGCTATTTCGTCGAAGGGCTTGTCACCGGAGGTGTGCTGGGCTACGTGGCACGCATGGGGCACCAATCTCTTCGCAAGTACAGCCGGGAACACTACCTAGCGGAACATCGTGAGCGTCTATGGGCGCGCATCGAGGAGAATCGTGATGACGACAACGCCTCGCCTTCTAAAACCTGACGAAACGTATTGTGCGCGGTGCCAACAGATATTCGTCAACGGGGACGCATACGATGTCCATCTTGCGAATCGCACCGGGTGCGCCACGGATAACGGACTGGTGCGTCGTGGGGACGTGTGGTGCTTCCCCGGACGAGACCGCACGCACAAACCTCGACGCACTCCAGCGCAGGCAGCGTTCGATCGCATCATGACCGAGGTGAACTATCGACAGCAGTTCTTGAACAAGAACGCGCGACGTCGATTCAGCGACAGCGATATCGAGAAGGTGCTGGCAGCACTGGAGAGAGACAGGGACCGATGAAGACTGACCAAGAAATCAAGGAACAAGCGGCAACGCATTGGACGGAGATGACCGTCGACAAGGCCACCCGGTCCATGATGACGCTGTCAGTGGACGAGTTGCGCGCATTGCTGGCCGAGGTGTGGGACGACGGTTACGACCTGGGCGTGTCCGACGAATGCAGCAGTGTGGACAACATCGGGATCGCGGGCATGGGAATGAAGGTCGCCCCAGCGCGCGAGAATCCTTACCGGGAATCTCGTTTCACGGAGAGGCCCGAGACGAGCAGTATGGAATTCAGACCGGCACCCATTCAGAGCCCTGGCGCAGGCCGGGGAGGATATGAGGATCATGACCACTGACAGCAAGCCCAAGCCCACGGCGGTCCTGGTGGACTGTGATGGCACTCTCGTCGACGTACGCCCCGTCCGGCACCTCGTGATGAACAAGCCCGCGAACTTTCGTGCCTTCCACGAGCAGGCCGAGGATTGTCCGCCGATCCAGGAGGCACTGGACTTCTGCGCCGAGGCCAGAGAGTCCGGACATCAGATCGTTATCGTGACGGCGCGCAAGGAGAAGTTCCGAGGTTCCACGGTGAACTGGCTCAATCGCCATATGCCCCACCATTATCACGGCCCGGTGATGCGCGACGATGACGACAATCGTCCCGACATCGAGGTCAAGGCGGGGATGCATCGTTGGTTGTGCACTGTCTTCGACATCGTGGGGGCCATCGACGACAACCCGCACGTCGTCGCGTTGTGGGAGGGTCTGGGTATCCCGACGATCACAGTTGAGGGTTGGGACCACGAGGCTGCCGCTGTCTACATCGAGCAGGTAAACAGAATGCCGGTGCGGCGATGAGCGCTCACGACGAGCTGACTCCGTTGGAGTCCAACGCGCTCAAGTGGGTGCTGCTGTGCCAGCGCTATCAGTACGACCCGCTGACCGCTGACGTGACGTACTTCGAACCCCGTCACCTCAGCGCGAAGCTCGGGATCGACCCGAACCACGAGCACGTGCATTTCGCCGCCGAGTCGCGTCCACCACCTACCGATGGGTGATCCCGACATCGAGCTGGAGCTGGACAAGCTCCGCGTCGTGGGGCCACAGCTTGCCGCTACGGTGGCGTTCATTCAGTGGTTGCACGAGAACGGTATCGTTCTGGCACAACCCAATCCGGCGATAGGGATGCTGAGCAGACTGGAGGCTACTCCCGATCAGGTGGCAGCGGCGTTTCACGGCATCGACATGGTGCGACTGGAGAAGGAGCGCAAGAACTTTCTGGGGGAGAAGTGAACGGGCCTCGCGACAAACTTGAAGCGTTCTACTTCGGGTTCTTCTTCGGCCTGGTGTTCTCCGGTGTCGTTGTGGCCGTGTTCGGGTGGCGGTAACGTATTTTGTTTTTGATGTATAGGCTCGTTGTACTCCACCACGATTGAGAGAGGGGCTCACATGCCCGCATCACTTCCCTGGCAGGTCGATACCTACAACGTCGCTGCAATGTACGACGACGGCGAGATCGTCACCGCGGTGTTCGATGTGCCGACGAACTCCACCGACGACGTGATCGAGATAGCAGCTCGTGAGACGCTGATCGACAACTACATCGGCACCCCTGCCATCGTGTCCATCGTGCTGTGCGGCGACTGGTAGAGAACGACGGGCCATTGTTCCGGTGAGCCAGTTCCCGAAAAAATAAATGTAACGTTTCCGGGTAAGTGTCCGATAGACCCCATGTAAAGCAGTTCACACGGAGCTGCATATCACTTCCACGAAGGGCATTCCATGACCACCCACGCCAGCTTCAACGTTCCGCAGGACCAGCCCGTCACGGCTGTCAACCCGAAGGTGTTCTTCGCCTTCGTCGCGTTGCTTGCCATCGTAGGCATCTTGGCCGGTGCGCTGCTGCACGACAACGGTACTTCTTCGACCAGTACTGCTACTGCTCCGGTCCAGACCAAGGACCAGTTGTACATCCAGCAGCTCGCGTCCATCGGCGTTGTCCCCCTCCACAGCGAGCAAGGCCTTATTTTCTTGGGACATCAGATCTGCGCGGAGCAGCAGCTCGGTGGTTCGCCGCAGATGTCGGCGGTGGAGTATGTCAGCAAGAACGACGTGGACTACTCGCAGGCTCAGGGAGCGGTTGCTATCGCGATTCGCGTCTACTGCCCCCAGTACAACACCTCCGACTACTGACCCACCCGCTGGTCGCCGTAACGCTTTCCCGTCTGTTCCGATGCCTGATGAGGATCGGAACTGTCCAGAGGAGGACCCACCCATGCCCGGACAGAAGATGTCCCATGCCGATGCCGTTGCGGTAGCGATGCAACACATCATGCACCAGAACACCTACGAGAGTACCTACGAGGCTGCCGTGTCGTTCGCAAAGTCTCGCGCCGAGAACATGGTGGTCGTGGAGCATTTCGCGGAACGGTTTGCGATCAGGCATCACGAATATCTATGGGGACCAGCAGATCTGGATAAGGCGTGGGGTGAACAGCAACGGGCAGTGTTCTCCATCGCAGGCGTACGGAATCCGAGGGATTAAATATCTCGTAATCCGTAAATCCGTAACATTTTTTATACTGTCCCGATATACTAAGCAAGAGGTTCACACGGAACCCCAATCAGCCCCACGGAGGCAATTGATGGCCACGTCCACATCACAGACTCGCAAGCCGGTGTCCGAAGCTGAGCGCGAGCGTCGATCCACTGCTCGCAAGGCGCAAGCCGAAGCAATGCAGGCGTCCCTCGCCACTCAGGTCGAGGCAATGGCGTCGGGCGAGCAGTGGAAGGCGTTTCTCGACCACGCGCAATCGTTCCACAAATACAGTTTCTCCAACATGATGTTGATCTTGGCTCAACATCCCACCGCGACGAAGGTCGCCGGGTTCGACGACGAAGGTCGCCGGGTTCGACCAGTGGTGTGCGAAGGGTCGAGTTCCGCGCAAGGGGGAGAAGGGGATCAAGATCTACGGCTACTCCGTCAAGAAGACCACCGACGAGGTGACGGGCAAGGAGAAGCGCGAAGTCTACTACCCGCTGTGGACCGTCTTTGCGCAGGACCAGACGGTCGAGTTCGAGGGTGACGAGATCAAGCTCGGGAACAAGACGATCAAGGTGAAACACCGCGAATCCGAGCATCCCGCCAGGTTGCTGGAGGGCGAGGACACCGCACAGATCGGCCAGCGGGTCATCAAGTACGTCATAGGTCACGGCTGGAACTTCGAGTTCGAGGATATTGCCGGATCGTCCAACGGCTACACCACCCAGGACGGCTCCAAGCGCGTCGTGGTGGACATCAAGCTCAGCCCGATCATGGCGGTCAAGACGAGTTTGCACGAGGCAGCGCACATGCTGCTGCACACCTCCGAGGAGGGCATGAAGACTCTCCGCGATACCGCCGAGTTGGAGGCCGAGAGTGTGGCCTACATCGTGGGCGGATTGCTGGGACTGGACACCACCGACTACAGCATCGGTTATCTCACCGGCTGGGCGGAAGGTGACGGCGAGGCTGTCAAGGCCACTGCCACTCGTGTGCTCAAGACGGCACACATCATCATCGAGGCGCTCGACCCGAGCACCCCGGAAGCAGAAGAGAAGGAATGATGATCTTCACCAAGACATCCGTGTTCAGCGGGAAGGCCAACTCGATGGAGTTGCCGATCACGGAACAGCAGTACGACGAGTGGATGGCGTATCCCCGCCATGAACGTCCATTCGTGCAGCACAGCTTTCCGCAGCTCAATCCCGAGCAGCGGGAGTTTCTCATCAACGGCGTCACGCCTGATGAGTGGTTGGAAGCATTCGGAACCGAGGAGGACAGCTGATGGGCGGTCAAGAGTTCTACGAGATGGCTACGGGAGCGTCGATGGGGGAGGCATTCACCAAGGCTTTCGACCAGGCGCAGTGGGAGTACGGCCACGGTGGCTACACCGGCAGCATTGCCGAGAAGCCCGGAGCGCATCTCCTTCAGCGCGAAGAATTACCGGACGAGAAGGCTGCGATGGTGGTAGCCGAGAAGATGTTGCGGGGCGACGATCCGATAGCCAACGACAAGTGGGGCCCAGCGGCGTGCCTGTCGATCCAGGGTGGTAAGTGGTTGTTCTTCGGGGTGGCGTCATCGTGACTGAGATGATGGTCGAGGTGATGGTCGAGGAGGATGTACTCCTCCCGCTTCGTGGGCAGACGGTTGTCGTGGTGGGGATGGGTTACGTGGGCTTGCCCACGGCGCTGTCTCTGGTGAGCAAGGGTGCGCGAGTGATGGGGCTCGACGCCAGTGCCGCTCGACTGCGCAATATTCACCATGGCAGCGTCGATCTCTCGGCGCGGGACATGGAACGGCTGCGTCAGTATCGCTCCGGGGCTCAACTGGACTTGTCGGAGGACCCCGAGGTGCTCTCCGATGCGGATTACGTCGTGATCTGTGTCCCGACTCCGGTGGACGATTACCAGGCCCCGGACCTCGCGGCGCTTCAGGGTGCCTGCGACAGCGTAGTGGAGCGAGCGAAGGCGGGGCAGACGATCATCCTGACCTCGACCACCTATGTGGGGTGCACGCGCAAGATGTTGGTCGAGCCGCTTGCGGCACGCGGTCTGGTTGCGGGACAGGACATCTCGGTCGTCTTCAGTCCCGAGCGCATCAATCCTGGTGTCGCAGACCACATGCCGGAGCTGACGCCTCGTGTGGTGGGTGGCACGACCGCCAACTGCCTGTTGGCGGGACAGGAGTTTCTGTCTCATATATCCAGCACGGTGCATGTGGTGACGTCGCTGGAGACAGCCGAGATGACCAAGCTCATGGAGAACACCTTTCGGGCGGTCAACATCGCATTGGCCAACGAATTCTCCGATGTAGCCAACGAGCTGGGTGTGGACATTGTGGAGGCGGTCGATGCTGCTGCCACCAAGCCGTACGGGTTCATGGCGTTCTACCCCGGAGCCGGGGTGGGTGGGCATTGCATTCCGTGTGATCCGCACTATCTGCTGTGGCAGCTTCGTGGGCGGCGCGTCATCGCTCCGGTGATCCAGTCGGCCATGGAAGCCATCTCGGTGCGTCCTCGTCGGGTGGTGGAGCGTGCCCGGATGGTGCTGGGTGAGTCCGGTCGTACTCTGGCGAACGCTCGTGTGCTGGTGGTGGGCGTGACGTACAAACCAGGGGTGGCAGATGTGCGGGAATCTCCGGCACTGGAAATCATCGACGGGCTGATGCACCTCGGGGCCAAGGTGTCCTACGTGGACCCCTTCGTTCCTGCGTTGGATACTCCGCTCGGAGGACGCTTGCTCAGTCAGACGAACGCGGATCAGTTCGCGAAGATTTGGGACTTGGTGATTGTGCACACTGTGCACCCCGGACAGGATTACGGGTGGCTGGAAAACAGCTTTGCCGTACTGGACACGACCTACCGTTTGGACTTCCCGAACCGGCACGTGCTGTGATTGCGATGCTCGCTTCGGCGAGAAACGGTGTGCGGGAAAGTCCTGTATCTCGTTCCGGGAGAAGCACTTTCCAAGTGGTGCTGTTGTGCATCTTCGGTGTCGTGGTCATTGGGATCATCGTGCTGAAGGTTTACACCTACTCCAACTTGGTGAAGGACCCCATATTCGCCGTCTACAGCGTGACGATCACCACGTTCATTCTCTCTCGTTTCGGGTTGGGATGGCTGTACCTGCGTGCCCGCTCCAGGATTGTGACGGGGGAGGCAGCAGAACAGCTCTACTACGAGCCGACAGTGGCGATCATCGTTCCCGCCTACAACGAGCCGGACATCGCTGCCACCATCAGGGCGTGCGTGAGTGTCGATTACCCCAAGGGCAAGCTGAAAGTGGTTGTGGTGGACGACAAGTCCACCGACAACACCCTGGAGCTGATTTATCGAGCGCAGATCGACCTCGAAGACGACGAGTTCATTACAGTGATCCCGTTGGTCGTCAACGGGGGCAAGCGGCACGCCCTGGCGGCGGGGTATGCGGCACTGGAACCTGAGGATGGGGAAATCTGCGTCTTTATCGACTCCGACAGCCAGGTGACTGCGGAGGGCGTCACCAAGTTGGTGGCATACTTCCGCGATGCCACGGTTGGGGCCGTAGCGGGCCATACGGACGTGGCAAACCGCCAGACGAACATCCTCACGCGGATGCAGGCCATGCAGTACTACATCGCCTTTCGGATCTACAAATCAGCCGAGGCGCTGTTCGGGTGTGTCACGTGTTGCTCGGGATGTTTCTCGGGGTATCGCCGGAGTGCGTTGGAGCCGATTCTCGACCCCTGGTTGAAGCAGAGCTTCTGCGGGATGTTGAGCACCTACGGGGACGACCGGAGCTTGACGAACTTCCTGCTGCCCGATTGGCGGATTCTGTATGCCCCGGACGCTCAGGCATACACGAACGTGCCCGAACATCTGAGGCAACTGCTCAAGCAACAACTGCGGTGGAAGAAGAGCTGGTTGCGGGAGTGCACTCGTGCCGCGAAGGTGATGTGGCGCAAGCACCCGATCATGGTGGCGTTGTTCTATCTCGGGTTCATTCTGCCGCTGCTTGCTCCGCAGGTCGTTTTCCGAGCCATGGTAGTGCAGCCGTATTTCATCAACGAATTGCCGGTCTGGTATTTCGGTGGAGTGGCTGCGATGGCGGTCATGTACGGGATCTATTACCGCGCGCATCAAAGCGAAAAGCGTTGGTATCAAGGAATTTTCTTCACTCTGTTCTATACAGTCATTCTCGTCTGGCAACTGCCCTACGCAATGGCCACCATCCGGGATTCGAAATGGGGGACTCGCTGATGTTCGGAATGCGTTTGAAATCATTACGACGACGGACTGTGGTGTTCGTCGTGTCGGCGTCGACAACCGTCATGGTGTTGAGCCTGGTCGTGCTGTATCTTCTCGTGCCGGGGTCGTGGCAATGGAATCATGCAGCGGCCAGAGTCAATACGATCAGATCCAACGTCGTGGAGCAGGTCGTTGCCGTCACTCCCGCCACTTCATCGCAAGCATTGGTCGATCGACTCAAGACAGCGAGCACCAGCTCGCAGAGTGCGCCGATCATCTTGACCTATCACGACGTCGGCTATCGGCAGAACGACTACACGGTCACTCCCGAGGTGTTCGCCGCACAGATGAAGTTGCTCGCGGACGGTGGGTGGTCCACGCTGACTGCCGATCAGCTCTCCGCGTGGCTCAAGGGCACCCCGTTGCCACCACACAGTGTGATGATCACGTTCGACGACGGTGTGCGGGGGGTGTGGAAGTATGCGGACAACATTCTTGCTGCCAACCATCAGCACGCGATTGCGTACATCATCACCGGGTTCGTGGGGACGAATGTGCCCTACTACATGACATGGGAAGAGATTCAGGCACTTCAGAAGTCGGGTCGATGGGACATCGAGGCTCACACCCACCTCGGTCACGTGAACATCAAGACGGACGAGAACGGTACACCGGGGCCGTTTCTGACCAGTCTGCAATGGCTTCCGGATCAACACAGGATGGAAACTGCTGACGAATACCATGTGCGTATTCTCGGCGACTTGGTGGAGTGCAAGAGACAGCTTGTCGATCACGGCATTCCGTCTCCGAACTTCTTCGCCTATCCGTACTCGGCGCACACCGATGCACCGTCTGGCACCAACTTGTTGAGGGATACGGTGGGTTCGTTGTTCCAGGCAGCGATGCTCGACCAGGCAGGTTCTGTCTCTACCACCACCACTACCAATCTCAGCGATTTCAATATCGGTCGTATGGATATCACGAGCAAGGTCTCTCTGGAGACGTGGGTGAATTATCTGCGTGATGCCAGTCCGTTGAATCCGGTTGGCTTGCGTCCGTTCGCAATGGCAGGTGACTGGATCACCGACGACGACCGATTCAAGGCCCAGTTACCCATCGAGAATCCCGATCAGGTGCTGCGGCTCGATCCTGGTCCGCACGCCTATACGGGGCGCATCTTCGCTCGGTTCCGCAGCAGTATGTGGAACACCTACACGGTGAGCGTGAGGGTCGGCGGGTTCGTCGCACCAGCAGACGGGATGACGGTGGGACTGATTGCCCTGTCGGGTAATTGGGACAATCAGGTGGATGTCACGATCAGCGACGGTTACTTCCAGGTTCGTCGGGGGATGGACAAGAACAACATCGTCACCACCGGGAATCTCGCCCCGGACAGTGCTTACACTGTCGTCATCGCAGTACATCCCGAGGGCGTCACAGTGGCTGTTGGTGGACGGCAGGTGTACGCCTTCGTCATACCTCCGGTCAGCTTGGACGTGTCGGTTGCTGCGCCCAACAGCCCGCGCGCCGTTGCGGGTGGTATCGAACTCAGCGCCAACCGAGAGTTCGAAACCAGTCCCGTACCTCAGTTCAGTGATCTCAAGGTGGATAAATGATCTTACGTGCCCTGGTCGCAAGTGCAGCGATGCTCGCCGTTGCGGGTGGATGCACTGAATCTCCGGTACAGGTGACACCCACCGCGTTCGTCCCGTTGTCCGACAATTTCCACGGGCCCGACGAGTTGATCCTGTCGGAGTTCAACCACCCCGACACGGTGGCGCAGCGGGACGACAACTGGGACGTGACGAGTGGATCGTTGTATCGCTCCAACGACACCGGGTGGACGGGGCGACTGGACAAGAGGTCCAAGATGGCGACCGATTCGCAGGTGTTCCGCATGGTGTCCGTGCGGCGGGATTTCGGCGATGTGACCATGTCCTTGCGGTTGCGCGTGAACGACATGGTGGAGAGTAACGGCACTCCGGCACAGGATTTCGATGGCGCTCATATCTGGCTGCGCTATACAGGTGAAACGTCGTTGTACGCGATCTCGGTGGACCGTCGAGACGGAGCGATGGTCATCAAGAAGAAATGCGTGGGGGGTACGGACAACGGCGGTACTTACTATGATCTCGTTCCGTTGAACACCGATAATCCCATCCGAATGGGCCAGTGGGAAAGTATCGTGGCGACGGTGAGGAACATGCCGGACGGCACCGTGAAGGTCACTGGTGATCGAGACGGTACGCATGTCGAGGCGGTGGACAGCGGTCAGGGGTGTGCCCCCATCACAGGCACTGGTGGCGTGGGCATTCGCGGCGACAATGCCGAATTGCAGTTCACCGATATCGAGGTCGGGCAATGAGTTGGTGGCACCCCGTCAAGCCGAGCCCTGCTCCGGTTTCCGCTCCGATCCCGATGACACAAGGAAGCGATCCCATGACAAGCACACTGCTCACAGATTCGTTCGTCGGGCCGGATGGATTCATCTGTTCCGAGACGCATCAAGCACCCCCCGGCTCGCTGTGGGTGCTGACCAGTGGTTCGCTGTTCCGAAGCAACAACGAGGGGTGGACGGGGAAACCGAACACCGGAAACCCTCCGGACAGCGGCAGCACACCGACAGGGGTCACGGACTCGTCCATCTTTCGAATGACCACTGCCGCAACCAATTTCGGCAACGTCGACATCTCGCTGTTTCTGCGGGTAGACGCTTTCGTCAGCGACAGCCAGACTCCAGCGGTTCCTTGGGACGGTGCGCACATCTGGGTTCGGCATCAGTCGCCGTTCCAGCTCTATGCGGTCAGCGTATGTCGTCGAGACGGCACGATGATCATCAAGAAGAAGATCAAGGGAGGTCCCGATCCCAGTGCTGGGGGCACCTATTACGATCTCAGTCCGTCTGTTGGCCCTGCGCCTGTGGTGCTCGGCAAGTGGATGCATGTCGTGGTGTCCGTTCGCGATCTTGCCGATGGCAGCGTGTCGATCACTGCCGTGCGTGACGGCTACAAGGTGTCCGCCGTGGACAAGGGAACTGGCGCGCCTCCTCTTCGAGGCAGCGCGGCCTTCGGGATTCGGGGCGACAACGTGGAACTCCGTTTCGCCTCGGTCGGGGTTCAGGGCTGATGATCTGATCCGGTAACGCTTCTCCGAGTATCTCGATATATTAAAAGAGACACACTGTCCGTGAAGAACTCCCACGAAGAGGTGAAGAGATGACCGACGCGCGCGTATCGCTTTACGATCTCATGCAGGTAGACCTGCCCGAGGGCCGATCCGGGGATGTCGCCGTCGAGCGGTTCGAGATCACCGAGCGCGAGATTGCGATCACGTCGATGCGGGACGGTAGTCGGGGATACACCCCACCGGGGACCTACACCCGGCTTACCCGCAGGCACGGACTGTGGATGAGCGATACGCACGCGGAGCGCCGGGATCACTTGGAGCCGCTGTGGAAGGCCCGGCGTCTCTCATCGGGGTTCAAGGTTCTGGTGACGGGACTGGGGCTCGGCATGGTGGTGCGGGCGATGATCCTAGGGACCGACGTGGGGCACATCGACGTCGTGGAGATCGACCCGGACGTCGTCGCACTGGTGGGTCCCTATTACGAGAAGCTGGCAGCCGAGCACGGCAAGACTCTCACGATCCACCTGGGTGACGCCTTCGATCGCAAGGTGTTGTTCGGCCCGAACGATTACTGGGACATCGCCTGGCACGACATCTGGCAGGACCTGTGTCTCGACAACTTGACCGGGATGGGGAGTCTTGCGCGCCGATACACCAGATTCGTTGGGTGGCAAGGATTCTGGGGTAAGGAATTTCTCCACCGCGAGCGAGCGAGACAGGGGGTGTGGTATCGGTGACCGCGGGAGTGGTGGAGCTGTGCAAGAACGGGCTTCATCCCTGGATGCCCGAGAATATGATTTTTGTTCGTCACGAAAGTGGACGAACAGGACGAACCTGCTTGGCGTGCCGAAGGGCATCGCGTCGGCAGTGGGAACTACGTAATCGCTGGAAGCGACAAGAACGTGACCGGCAACGTAGTGCCCATCGAAGTAGAGAAACTCGGACGTGAGTGCGTTCGAGTCAGGCAATATCTATCACAAGGGAAAACACTTTGAGTATCAAATCTGTCACCATCGCCGCCTTGGCCGTTGGTGCCGTATCCATCAGCTCTGCTGGACTCGCTCACGCCGACGTAACACCGGGGCCGCAACCTGTCTCTCCGGCGTTGCACGCGGTAGCGAGCAATGCGGAGAACAACGATGCGCTGAGTGCCTTCAGTACGTCCTTCGGTCTTGCGGTTGCGGTGGGTGGATTCATCGGTACGGGGATAGGGGCCGGTATCGGGTGTATTGCCGGGTTGCCTGCAGCGGGAATCGGATGTATTCCCGGAGCGCTCGTGGGCGCGCCCATCGGTGCTCTGATCGGCACTCTGGTCATCGGAGGTCCGGTGTTGATCGGTACGGGAATTGATTACGTGAACACTCTCAACGCGGCACCTGGTACCAGTCGTTGGGCCGACAACTGACCGCCTGAGTTGATCAGTGGGAATTGCGCGGCTGCCGGATTTCTCCGGTTGGCAGGTCACCGTCAGAGGCGCATGAGCGGGTAGGGGTTAGGCCCGTCAGAAACTTGAGCGTGATTGCGCTCAGGATTGGGAACTCAATAGAGAAGAGATATGTGATGACATACGTACGTGCAGTGAGTCTGGGTCTGATCACGTTGGTCATGGGAGCGGCAGGGACGGGGATAGCCTCGGCGGCTCCGGTGGAGAGTGCTGTTGTCTCCCCTGCCGAGCAGAACATGGCGTGGAACACCTTCGGCGAGGAAGTTGCTCTCGGTACGGCTGTTGGTACTCCTCTGGGTGCTGCCGCCGGGATTGTTCCCGGAGCGGTCATCGGGGCCGGAGTCGGGTGTGTCGCTGCTGGTCTGCTCGCCGGGGTCGTCATCCCGGTTGCCGGTTTGGTGTTCGCACCGAGTGCGTGCCTGACCGCTGGACTGGTCGGCGCGGGTACTGGTGCTGCTCTGGGGGCTGCGCTCGGTGGCGCTCTCGGTGGCGCTGCCGGTGCCGGTACCGCTGCTGCCCTGGGAGCCAATCAGCTTCAGGACAAGCTCAACCCCTAGCCATAAGGACAACCAGGGAGGTCGAGATGAAGCTGTCGCAGAAGACTCCGGTACAGAAATTCAACGGTGGTCTGTCACTGTTTCTGATTGTCATTGTGATATCAGACCTGGTCAGTGGTGTGAACACCGCAATGGAGTGGGTTGGTGTCATCGGATTGACGGTCGTTGTTGTCTCAGGCCTTCTGACATTCTTTCGGACACCGCGTCCGATAGGTCAACACCGACAATCGAAGAGGGACAGAAAATGACTGAATACACGAGACGGACGATCGCCCTCTTGGCAGCGAGTGCCATTTCTGGGGCGGTGCTCGTCATGGTCCAAGCGCCACCGTCCGCGCACGCTTCCGATCTCGGAGGCTGCGCTATCGGACTGGGAGGTGCCCTCGGCGGGTTCGCGGGCATCATGGGCGGCATCGCGACAGCACCCGAGGTCATCGGACTGGGAGCGATAGCGGGTGGAGCTGCTGGCATGGGTGCGGGAATCCAGAAGGGGAATGCCAATTGCCCGCAGCTTCAGGCACCGGGTGATCCAGGGGCGGGGTTTCGGGCGGAACAGGACTGGCACGACCAGAACGTGACGCCAGGTTCCATGTAGACAACCGTTGTCGGGCCGAACTGACAACTCGGCCCGGCTACGCAAATTCAAACACATTGCTAGAGAAAGGAATTGGCTGATGGGTCAGTATTACAAGCCATGCATCATCACCGACGACAAGCCGCCGAAGGTGAAGTGGTTCATGTACAGCCATTTGTACGACAACGGTCTCAAGCTCATGGAGCACAGCTACGTCGGCAACGGGTTCGTGAAGGCCTTCGAGATAC